CCGATAGCGACAAGGAGAAATAGTGCAACGAATCTATGATTGAAAGTTTTATAGATCAAAATTAACTATATGATTTATAACGGTAATATCACTGTTTGATCTATGAATCTATGAATCTATGATATTTGTGCTCGCACACGCACACGCACACGCACACGCACATATCAACCTGGAAAAACGTAGTTATATAGACAGATCGCCAATTTCCCCTGGCAGATCAACGGTTTAAGGTGATCTATAATCGCGCCGATTATAGACGACGCGACTGCGATTGAGACCGTGCTCCGTTTTTGCCCAAACACTGGCCGGAAAACCCCCTGGCCGAGCACCGGGATCGACGTATCGCCCGATAGACGGATCGGGAGTCACACGGATCAACGGCGTCGCCGCCGGCTGCTTCCACCACTGGCGAAAATCCAAACTCCGTACTCGGGATCCACGTCACGTAAAACCCCTGAATCGCCTCAATTTTTCCCATTTACAAACTTTACAACGGAGCCGTGCGCCGGTATTCTGGCGGTCTGTTTGAGGACTATGGAGGTTTCATGGCCACGCTGGACGAAGAAATCCAGGCGATGCAGGCAGCGGCAATGGGTAAAAGGTTGCGCCCGCAGGACGCGGCGGAGCTATTCAGGGTTACTCGGGTAACTATCTACAACTGGATGAACGATCCGGACGCAGATTTCCCACAACCCAAGCGGCGAAACAAACGGCACGTCTACTGGACGGAGTTTGACCTGAGAGAATGGGCCGCACGGAAGGGCTACGACTTATCGCCGCTACACTAACCGCCAGAGACTAGAAGAATGACAAACTGGATAAAGGATTACGGGACTTCGCTAGTTGGCAGAGGTTATACCATTATCCCGATCGTCCCTTTCGACGCCGACCACGGGAGCGCCGGAAAAGCACCAGCCCTGAGAGACTGGCGGGATGTGAGGGCGGACCGCGCACTGGTCCGTCAATGGGCTAAGACCAAGCCAAAGAGCGGCATCGGCATTAACACCACGTTCAACCCTGCGGTGGATATCGACACCCTGGACGAGGAAGCGGCCGAATACATGATTTCCTACATCGAGGAGAATTTCGGGTTCGCCCCCATCCGCATCGGCCGCCCGCCAAAGGCGCTGATGGTCTTCAAGGCGAGCGAGCCGTTTACTAAGGTGAAATCGAGTCAGTGGATCGACCCCGAAGCACCCCTTAACAGCAAGGGTAAGCCGGTCCTCCAGGCCGTGGAAATCCTCGCCGATGGCGAGCAATTCGTCGCATATGGCATTCACCCCGGCACCAAGAAGCCGTACTTCTGGCGTGGCGTCGATACCCTGATGAACATGGACGGGGATTTCGACCTCATCGAGTTGACGCTCACTGATGCCCGGGTTATCTGCGACGAGTTCGACCGCTGGATCCAGACAAACCGCCCCAACTGGACGCGGGAGCAGCGCGCTATGCGTGGCCGCCCGGCATCCGGCCCCGACGACTGGGTGGACCCCGAGCTGGACGACACACCAGGCGCCCTGGACGACGAGGATATCGCGGCCATATCAGGCCTGCAGTGGGTGGGCACCTATGAGGAGATGGCCGAGTTCCTGGACGGGTTCCCGAATACCGGCGGGTATGACGACTGGATCCGGATCATTGCGGCCGTCCGCTCCGGCGAGCGCGAGGAAGACGAGTTCCGGGAGCTGGCCCTGGAGTGGTCCCGTAAATCGGAGATGCACGACGACGCCTATTTCGACCTGAAATGGGAGGGCGGCAAGTTCCAGCGCGTCCTGGGCGAAGTGGCCAACATCAACCGCATTGTGGAGAATGCCGAGAAGGAGCAGGCCCGGGTTGAGGGTGACGCGATCATCAAGAATGACGTCATCCCCGCATTCCAGGCCGCCCGGACGATGGAGGAGTGGCTGGCAGCCGCGGCCATGATGCGCGAGGCGGCGACGTTCGGCATCCAGCGGGAGTCTGCGACCAAGATCGCGATCGAGGTGTTCAACAAGGTCTCCGAGGTCAAGCTGGCGGCCAAGGAGATCACCAAGCATCTGACGTATGACTGGTCGAAAGCGGCCCCGCCGGTATGGCTGCGCCCCTGGGTCTACCTGGGCGGCCTGCACCAGATGTATAACCGGCGCTCCGGTGCGGTGCGGATCCCCCAGGCCTTCGACGCGGAATACCTGCCCGAGGTGGCGGATATCGGCACAACCCCTATGCTGTTCGCGCGTAAGCTGCGCCCGGTCATGGCCGTGGAAAAGGCGGTCTATCGCCCGCTGCAGCATGGCGACCTGGAGGGCAACATGCGGGACGAGTTGTGCATGATTGACGACCCGGACGTGTTCCTGGAGGACGGGAAAACGTACCTGAACACGTTCAAGCCGAGCACCATACCGCCGGTAAAACCGGATGAGGAGCTGACGAAGAACGACCAGCGCGCGATCAACGTGGTGGAAAACTTCTTCAAGGTGCAGTTCCCCGACGCCGGCGAGTACCGGCACTGGATGGACTGGTGCAGCTACCTGATAAGCAAGCCCGGCCACCGGATCAACTACATGCCGCTGATCCTGGGTGGCGAGTCCTCGGGTAAGACGATCATCAAAAACATGTTCCAGGCGCTGCTGGGGCAGGAGAACGTCGATACCGTGACGAACGAGGTGGTCCATAAGTCGTTCAGCTACTGGGCGGCCGGATCCATCCTCAAGGTCATCGAGGAAGTGCAGGCAGCGGACGGTACCGGCGGCTATGACCTGCTGAACAAGCTCAAAGAGCCGATCACGAACGACCGCCTGATGGTGGAACACAAGCGCCAGGACGGCATCCAGATCGTGAATACCGCCACCTGGCTAGGGTTCACCAACGACCCGGCAGCCCTGCCGCTCGGAAGTGACTCAAGCCGGTACCTGGTTATCAGCTCGCGATTCCGCACCCGGGCGATGGCCGACGCCTACCTGGTGGATAACCCGCGGTTCTTCAAGGACTTCGAGATCGCATTCACCAAGCATGCCCCGGCCCTGCGGAATTTCTTCTCGAAGTGGCAGCGGCTACCGACGTTCGACGCATCGCGCCGTGCTCCGGAAACCGCGTCAACCCGCCAAATGCGTGAGTCCTCGGTGCCCGAGGCGCTGCTGAGCATCCGGGACGCCATCGAGAACTATCGCTATATCGGGATCAGCGCCGAGCTGATCAACCTGGGCGCGCTGAGACAGCTCTACCAGGACAGCCGGGAGAAACCCGCCCCCCGCCGCCTGGCCCGCCTCATGTCAGAGATGGGATATGCCCCGGTGGTCAGTGGTGAGCCGACCCAGATGGCGACTGGCGAGTATCGAGGGGTGATCTACGCGAAGGAGCCGGAGAAGTGGCGAGATGGCGGCCTGGCAGACCGGGCACTCATCAAAAAGCACTTCGACGCGCATGCGAAGAAGGTCAACAAGGCGCAGGAGGCCTGGGAGATGCAGGAGGCTGGAGCCGGAGAGGAGTACAACGAGGGAGACATTTAGCAGAAAGCCCGCCAATCGGCGGGCTTTTCGTTTATCGGATGGGATCCATCAAATCCATTGCGCTGATCCCGGCATCGGGTACCACGTTATGGAGCCTGATGGCGGTCCGCCTGGTGCAGTAACCCTTCCGGATCGCTGATGTGATAGACCCGTGAGACAGGTTCGCCGCCTCGATGAGCTTGAGAGTGGTACCTTCCCGGCTATGGTGCAGCGCCAGGGTCTGGATGTAGAAATCCAACCTGGCCGACGCATCAAGGCAGGCCCACTTAGGTATTAAAAGTGACATTGTCCCCCCTGGAACTGCTACAAAATCGCTATTGCACCCCGGAAATATACGTTTTACTGCGAGAAACTGCAATTACTAGCCCACGATCATCAAAAAACTGCGAGAGATCCGCAGAAGATCTGCAATGATCATCACGTTTCGGCGGTACCGTAGCAGAATTATGGTAATTTCGAGCAAAAAAGTATTGACCCTCCGCCCGGCCGTGGTATCTTGGTCCTCGTCAAACGACGAACCCTCACAAATTCACGGAGAAAGGCAATGGATATCACCGTTTTTATGAAGCAACACCTCGAAAACCAGGCCACTATCATCGCTCTGCTGCAGGGTCAGGCTGGTGGCGCTGCTACCACCACTAAGACCACCGCCGCCGCCGGCAAGAAGCCTGCCGCCACCAAAAAGCCGACTGTCACCAAGTCCCAGGCCACTGCAGCCGTTAAGAAGGTCCAGGAGACCCTGGGCTCCCCGGCTGCTCGCGAGCTGCTTGGCTCCTGCGGCGTCGCCAAGCTGGCTGAGATGACCGAGGCAGACTACGAAGCGGTTTACGCTGCTGCGAATGCTGCTCTGGAAGGCGGCGAGACCGAGACCGAGGAAGAAGACATTTAATGTCTGCTGCTCCGAAGACCAAGCCAGGGGAATTCCCCCTGGCTTTCCTCCAGCTACCCATCGAGCAGAAAGATACTTGGCTCCGGGAGCTGGCGGAGAAGATTAACGCCTCCGGGCACTCAGTATTTTCGCCGTCCGGTTCGGCGATGTGGCTCTCCTGCTCGGGTAGCCTTATCGCGAACATGATGGAGCCCGATTCCTGCAGCTATGAGGCCGCAGAGGGCACGGTCGCTCACGGCATAGCCGAGGAGTGGCTTAGGACCAAGCAGGCGCAGTATCACCGCGTCGGCGACGTCGTTGAGGTGGTAGAGCACAACGGGGAGCGGTTCCAGGTCAAGGTTGACCGGGTCATGCTGGATTACATCCATGAGTACGTCATGTGGTGTGAGGATCAGCCTGGCGAACACTACATCGAAACCCGTGTGGACTTCTCCAGGTATACCCCTATCCCGAACCAGAGCGGCACCGCTGACCATGCGGCATGCAGCCCCGGGAAACTGGTGATAACCGACCTGAAATATGGGAAGGGGATCCAGGTTTACGCGGTGGGGAATAGCCAGGCGCTGATTTACGCGCTCGGGTTCTTCTGGAAGTATGACCATCTCTACCACTTCGACACCATCGAGGTCAGGATCTGTCAGCCACGTCTGGATCATTACGACGTCTGGGAGGTGACGCGCGAGGAGCTGCTGGCCTTTGGTGAGCACGTCCGCGAACGGGCCGCCCGCTGCTGGCAGATAGACGCGCCGCGCAAGCCTAGCGCCAAGGGCTGCCAGTGGTGCCGAGCCAAATCGACGTGTGTCGCCCTGGCCAAGATGCAGGACGACCTGCTGGAGGGCCGGTTCGAGGCGATGGACAAAGAGTACACCGCGCCAGAGCTGGAGGATTTCTACCAGTCCATCCTGGATGGAACGTACAAGGTGAGGCCGATCACAGTGCGCAAGCTGACGAACGAGCAACTGGCCAGGCTGCGGCCGATGCGCCAGACGATGGAGAGCTGGTGGCGGTCGGTAGAGGACACCCTGGAGCGCCGGGCCCTCGATGGGGACCAGGTACCAGGGATGAAGCTGGTGGCCGGACGGACCGACCGGAAATTCCGGGACGAAGACGAAGCCGCCGACTGGCTGGAAGTGATAGGATTGCCGCCGGAGAGCATCCGGAAAAGCACAATGCGCTCCCCCGCTCAGATCGAGGAGGAGCTGATAAACGAATTAGGCTACACCCGCAAACAGGCGACTGACCTGATCGCGAGTTTAGTTGTTAAACCCCAGGGCCGCCCGACTCTGGTCCTCAATTCTGATAAGCGCCAGACCTTGGATGACAAGGAGGAGTGCTACTGGGATGAGGATGATTTCGACAGTCCACCAGCAGACGACGACGATCTTTTCGCCGGCTGCGAGGATGACGACGATATCTAGGGCAGTAACCAGGTAAACCACGTAAACCACGTAAACCGAAGGAGGCCAAGATGGCCCAAGCACAAAATCGTCCGGCAAAACTGAAAACCGTCCCTAACGCGATCCTTTACGAAGGTGACGTTATCAAGCTGCTGAACGTTCGCGCCAGCTATCCGCACCTGGACGAGCCGTACAAGGGCGATTCTGATGAAGGGAAGGCGGCGTACTCTATCTCCGCCCTGCTGCCCAAGGAGACCCACCGCGAGGCGGCCGTCTTGGTGTCAAACGCTATTAAGGCCTTTGCCGAGCGCGAGAAATTCAAAGTGGCCAAGGACCGTCGCTGCCTCAAGGATGGCGAAGGCTCAGGCAAAGACGAGCAGGAAAACTGCTGGATCGTCTCCGCCCGTGAAACCAAGGCCCCGACCGTTCGCGACCGCACCGGCCGGAAGTTTGAAGACCGCAAGCAGATCCCGAACACGATTTACCCGGGCTGCCGTGTAGACGTAATCATTCGACTCTGGAAACAGGACAACAAATTCGGCAAGCGCGTAAACGCGAACCTGATTTCGGTGGCCTTCCGAGCGGACGATGACGAGCTGGGCGAGGGTCGTGTGAATGACGATAACTACTGGGATGAAAACGACTTCGAGGGTGATGCAGAGTCATCCTGGGAAGACGAGTTGAACGGCGACGACGACGAGATCTAAGCCAACCCAGTACAATAAGGCCCGCCGTGAGCGGGCTTTTTTATCGGCACGGAGCACGAATGATCATCCAACCGCTAGATGAGGTGAACCTCGATATCGAAAGCCGTAGCGAGCTGGACCTGACGCAGGTCGGCCTCGACCGCTACGTGAACCACCCATCGACCGAAATCGTAATGGTTGCCTGGCAGACCAACGACGGCCCGATGGAGCAGTGGGACCTATCAGAGGGCGCGCCTCCAGCCCGTCTTATCGCCCTCCTGAAAAACCGAGCCATCCGCAAGTGGGCATTCAATGCGCAGTTCGAGCGGGTCATGTTCGAGAAGCTATGGGGCATCCCGCAGCAGTATGAGAGCTGGCGCTGCACCCAGGCTCTGGCCTACATGATGGGCTTTTTCGGCACCCTGGATCAGGTAGGCCAGGCGGCCGATATCCCGAGCGATATGGCCAAGCTGAAAGAGGGCAAGGCCCTCATCAACCTTTTCTCCAAACCCCAGAAGATCACCCAGGCTAACCCGCACATCTGGCGCGACTGGACCACTAACCCGGTCGAGTGGCGCCGGTTCTGCGCGTACAACCGCCAGGACGTGGTCGCCGAGCGGTTCATCAAGCGCCGGCTCATCCAGTACCCGGTACCCGAGTTCGAGTGGGAGGTCTACGCGGCAGACCAGCGGATCAATGACCGTGGCGTCCTGGTCAACGTGGACCACGCCGAGAAGGCCATCGCCCTCGCGGCCGCGCGCAAGCCGCAGATCATCGCCGAGATGAAGAAGATCACCCGCCTGGCGAACCCCAACTCGCCGGCGCAGTTGCTGCCCTGGTTGCAAGAGCGCGGGTACCCGTTCAAGGACCTGCAGAAGGACACGGTCAAGAAGGCCGTGCGCGAAGCCGATGACACCGGCCTTAGCGACATACTGGTAACGGTCCTCCAAAAGCGCCTGGCGAGTAACAAGCAGTCCCTGGCGAAGTATCGGACCATGCTCAAGGCCATAGGGCCCGATAACCGGTTCCGCTACTCGCTCCAGTTCGCCGGCGCACAACGGACCAGCCGCTGGGCGGGCCGCCGGATCCAGGTGCAAAACTTGCCCCGGACCCCGAAGACCCTCGAAGACGTTGAGATGATGCGCTGGTGCAACCTGGCCATCCATGAGGAGGACCTGGATTTCCTCGATATGCTCAACGGCGAGCCGATGGAGAGCTTGGCCGGCGCGATCCGGTCGTCCTTCATCCCCAGCCCGGGCAAAAAGTTCGTCGTCGCGGATCTGTCATCCATCGAATCCGTGACCATTGGCTGGTTCACCCGTTGCCGCTGGATCGAGCAGACCCTGGCTGCAGGGCATGACTTGTACCGAGCGTTCGCCGCCGAGTGGCTGAATATCCCCTATGAGGACACCAAGCCGCACCGTTCCAAGGCGAAACCGGCCACCCTCGGCGCCGGCTACCGGCTCGGCGGTGGTGAGGAGACCGCGGACGGGAAAAAGAGCGGGCTATGGGGCTATGGCGAGAACATGGGCGTCTTTATGACCCAGGAAGAATCGCACTCCTCCGTGCGCGCCTTCCGCGAGTTGTGCCCTGAGATCGTCCAGACCTGGTACGCCATCGAGCGGGCCATCGAGCGGTGCATCAAGACCCGTGAGAACGTCAAAGTGGTACGCCGCCCGGTCGAGTGGGAGAACGAGCCGGTCGAGCTGCCGATCACTATCGAATGGCGCGCCCCGTTCCTTTGCGTCCTGCTGCCCTCTGGCCGCCGCCTCTACTACAAAAACCCGAAGCTCAAGACCCAGAAGTTCAAGAGCAAGCGGAAAGGAGAGGCCGACTACGAGAAGCAGAATTTCTGCTACATGGGCAAAATGTCGAACGGCAATAAGTGGGTCGAGATCACATCCCACGGCGGGAAGATGGTGGAAAACATCGTCCAGGCCATCGCCCGAGACATTCTGGCCAACGGCCTCCGGCTGCTGGATAAGCACGGCGGCGCCATGACCCATATCAAGTACCTGGTCGAGGCCGTCATGCACGTACACGATGAGATCGTGGCCGAAGTCGATAAGCGGTGCCCGGATGAGGAGGCTATCGCATTCCTGAGCCGCTGCATGGTCAAGCGGCCTAAGTGGGCCCACGGCCTCAGACTCGGCGCCGCCGGCTATTGCGGCGACTTTTACCGGAAGGATTAACGATGGGCACACCACGCGAGAGCAAAATCGAACGGGAAGGCTCGGACTGGGCGGAGGCGGATGGCTGGCTGCAGTTCAAATTCGTCAGCCCAGGAACAACGGCGGTCCCAGACCGCCTTTACATCAAAAACGGGTTCGTCGTATTCGGTGAGTGGAAGCGGCCGGGAGAGGAGCCAACAGCGCAGCAGTACAAACGGATGAAGGAGATGAAAAAGCATGGGGCAATTGTATTCTGGTGGGACAACCTCGCTTCCTTCCGTCGTGACCTCAAATCGGTCTGTCCTTGACCTTTGGTGGGAGCGGATCACGGCCGAGGCGACCCTTGACCGTGAGCAGATGCACGATTACCAGGTGGAGGGGGCCGACTTCATCAAGGCTAACCCCTATTGCGCCTGTTTCGTTGACCTGGGCCTCGGCAAAACGGTCATGTCGCTCACGGCGATCACGGATCTGCTCTGGTCTGACCCCCGGATCAAGAAAGTCCTCGTCATAGCGCCCCTCAAGGTGGCAAACATGACCTGGCCGGACGAGATCCGCAACTGGTACCACACATGCCACCTGGATTACGCCGTGCTGACCGGAGATGAGGCCTCACGGCTCCACGGGCTGCGCCAGAAGGTCAAGATCTACATAATCAACCGGGAAAACGTCGAATGGCTGGTGAATACGGTCGGCCGGCGCTGGGATTTCGACATGGTCGTCATCGATGAGGCGGCCAACTTCAAGGACAGCACGACAAACCGCTTCAAGGCGCTCGCGAAAGTGCGCCCGCGCATTCGCCGGGTGGTCGAACTGACCGCGACGCCGGTGTCCGAGAGCTACCTGGGGCTGTTCGCCATGATCTTCCTGCTGGACCGTGGGGAGCGATTCGGCCGCAAGTTCCAGGATTACAAGGACGAATATTTCAAGGAGAACCGCTACAGCCGCCGCGTGGAGATCCGGAAGGACTCCCCGGAGCGGATCACTGACCTGATATCCGATATCACGCTGGTGATGGAGGCGAAAGACTACCTGGACTTGCAGCCGACCCGGTTTATCGACGTCCAGGTGCCGCTCAGCGCCAAGGAGCAGGCCCGCTACAAGGAGATGGCGGATACCGCCATGATCGAGGTCCTGGACGAGGCGGGAGAGGCGACGCTCATCGAGGCCGAAACCGCGGCCACGTTGACCGGCAAACTGCTCCAGATGGCCTCCGGGTTCATCTACGAGACCAAGCGAGTGTTCGCGGACGAGCTGGAGGAACGGGTGAAGGTCGTCCGGACCCCACATATCCTCCACGACCATAAGCTGGAGCGCCTCGACGGCATCCTGGACGACATGCGGGAGCAAAACGAGCGGGTGGTCGTGGTCTACCACTTCAAGCCCTCCCTGGAGCGCCTGATGAAGCGGTACCCGAAGGCCCGAGTCATGGACAAGGAAGGCCGCCTGGTGAAGGACTGGAACGAGGGCAAGATCGACCTGTTATTCCTTCACGCGCAGAGTGCCGGACACGGCCTGAACATGCAGAAGGGCGGACGGGTGATGGTGTTCTTCGACCTCCCCTGGTCTCTCGACCTCTACCTCCAGGTGATCGGCCGCCTTGCAAGACAGGGTCAATTGTATCAAGTTCTGGTATATCATCTCATCGCCAAAGGCACGGACGACGGCCGAGTGGTGGAAAGGCTCCGCGAGAAACGGGATACCCAGGACTGGCTGTTTGCCCGGCTCAAGCGCCTGGCGGCTAAACGAAAGCGCGAGATGTTGAAGCGCATCGCCGCCCTGGCAGAGGAGGACGACGACATTTAGGAGACAGCATGGCAATAGAGAAAAACGGGGGCGCCGAGCGCGCCCGCCGTTCCAACCAGCAGGACGCCCAGAGCAACGCGATGATCTTCGACGGTTGCACCCAGTCCCAGCTCTGCACGATATTCAAGATGGACCGACGCACTATGTCGGCCAAACTCATCCAGGGGAACGTCAAGCCGTGCGGCACTCGCGCGGGTTTCCCGATCTACTACATCCACGAAGTCGCCCCTCACGTAGTAAAGCCGCTCTATGACATAGAGACCTACATATCCCGCATGCACCATAACGACCTGCCGCCGCTGCTGAGCAAGGAGTTTTGGAACGGCAAGAAGGCCCGCCAGGACTACGAGCTGCGCGAGGGAAACTTGTGGGAGACTGAGCAGGTCCAGGAGAAGGTATCCGCCATGCTGAAAGATATCCGCATGACGATCCTCCTGTTCCGTGACGGCCTGAGCCGCGATACCGTGCTGACCGACGAGCAGCATAACAAGCTGCAGCTAATGATCGACGGCCTGCTGAACGACATGGCCGGCAACCTGGCGAAGATGTTCAATGGGAGGGTGGATGAGCAAGAAGCCGACGACGACGAGATATAAGAGTCTCGACGCCCTGCTCCTGGAGCTGGTCGATTCAATCCGCCCACCTGACCGGATGACCGTGGCCGAGGCCGCCGAACGGTACCGCTACGTCTACCAGCCCGGCAGCTACATTGGCCAGTGGGACAACAGCGTCACGCCTTACATGGTTGAGCCGATGGACACCCTGGCCAGTCGCCACATCAACCAGATGGCGTTTGTCGGCCCGGCCCAGAGCGGCAAGACCGATGCGCTGATCGTGAATGGCATCGCGTACACGGTCAAAGTGGACCCTATGGACGCCATGCTTTTCTGCCCGACGCAGACCGCCGCGCGTGACTTCTCCATCCGCCGGGTGGACCGTCTGCACCGCTACTCCGTCGAGGTAGGCGCGGCCCAGATCGGCCGGGCTGACGCGGACAACATTTTCGATAAGCACTACAAGGCGGGCAACATCCTCACGATGACCTACCCGTCAGTGACCGAATTGGCCGGCCGCCCGGTGCCCCGTATTCTGATGACCGATTACGACCGGATGGCCGACGATATCGGCGGCGACGGTTCCGGTTTCGACCTGGCATTCAAGCGAACCACCACATTCGGCTCGTTCGCGATGTGCCTGGCCGAGTCGTCGCCTTCCCGCCCGGTGATGGATCCGAAGTGGATTGCCACCTCACCGCATGAGGCGCCCCCTTGTACCGGGATCCTTGGCCTCTACAACCGCGGCGATAAGCGCCGATGGCAATGGCCGTGCCCGCACTGCTGGGAATACTTCGAGGGGACGTTCGAGCTGCTGCGCTGGGACACCAAGGAGAGCAACCTGGACAGCGCCCGCACTGTTCGCATGGCCTGCCCGCATTGCGGCAGCGAGATCATGCCTGACGACCGCAAGGATATGCAGCAATGGGGCATATGGGTACCAGACGGAATGCACGTAGACGCGGAAGGGCGGCTGCAAGGTCGCGCGCCCACTACCAAATTCAGATCATACTGGCTGCGCGGGACCGCGGCGGCGTTTGTGAGCTGGGTGGACCTGGTGAACATCTACCTGGACGCCAGCGACGAGTACGAGCGGACGGGCAGTGAGGAGTCGCTGAAAAAGTTCCGCAATAACGATATGGGCGAGCCGTACACGCCGAAGTCGATGGAGTCGATCAGGACGCCGGAGGGGCTGATGGCCCGGACCATCCACGGCGAGCGCGGCGTGGTCCCGGACGACGTTCGATGCCTGCTGGCGACGGTGGACGTGCAGAAGTACCAGTTCGTGGTCCAGGTGACAGGCTTGCGCCCAGGATACCCGGTGGACTTGGTACCGATCGATTACTTCGCTTTGAAGAAAAGCCGCGCGACCGATGCCGACGGCGACCCGTTACCGGTCAGCCCGGCCGCCCGCCAGGAGGACTGGGATCTGCTGGTGGAGAAGGTCATGGACTTACAGTACCCCCTGGGCGACGATTCCGGCCGGACGATGGGCATCTTCTGCACCGGTTGCGACTCAGGCGGCCGCGCCGGCGTGACCGACCGTGCTTATCAGTTCTACCGCAAGCTGCACCGAGAGGGCCGGGCCGCCCGGTTCATCCTCATCAAGGGTGGCAGCAACCCGAATGCGGCGCGAACCAGGATCAGCTACCCGGACAACTCCGGCAAGAGCGGCGCGAGCGTACACGCGGCCCGCGGTGATATCCCTCTGCTGATGATCAATACCAACGTGCTCAAGGACGGCCTATCAAACCGCCTCGACGCCGTCACCCCTGGCGCTGGCATCATTCACATGTCGAGCTGGCTGCCCCGCTCCTGGTTCTCCGAGATGTGCGCCGAGGTGCGGACCGCGAAAGGGTGGGAGAACCCCAAGCAGCTCAGGAACGAGGCCTTCGACGTCACAAACTACGCCCAGGCCCTGGCCATCGACCCGGCGATCCTCGGCATCGAGGCCATAAACTGGGACGGAAAACTGCCGCCGTGGCTGGAGGAATGGGACAAAAACGTGATGGTCAGTATTCCAATAGAGGCCGATGACGGAGATACTGTTCAGCAACAGGCCTTCCCCGAGAAGATCGATTTCAGTAAATACGCGGAGCAGATGGCATGAGTTGTGACATTGAAGCCCTCAAGGGCTATTTGAAGGAGGCCGAGGCCGCCTATAACGACCTGCTAACCGGCAAACTGGTCCGCGAGTTCACTGATCAAAACGGTGAGCGCGTGACCTATACGGCAGCACGTAAAGGGGACCTCCTGAACTACATCGTGGAGCTGCAAGGCAAGATCAACGGGACCATCCCGTGCGGCGTTCGTACCACTGAACCTTTGAGGTTTACCTTCTGATGAACCAATTTCAACTAACCCTCACCCCTGGGGGCCCACAAGAGCATGCGATGGGTGGCGGCCTGGAAGGCGCCTCCCGATTCTCCCGTGAGATGTTGAGCTGGCAACCCAGGATCATCTCGCCGGCGGACGTGATCTCCCAGGACAAGGAGCTGGCCGACCTGCGCGCAGGCGACGCCATGCAGAATCAGGGGATGGTCCGCGGAGCCGTAGAGACCCACAAGGATTCGATCGTTGGTAGCCAGTACCGGCTCAACGCCCGCCCCAACATGCGCGCCCTGGGCCGCAAAGACGACATTGGCTGGAGCAACGAATTCCAGGAGGCCATCGAGGGCCGGTTTAACATGTTGGGCGCCTCGACGGAGTGCTGGTTCGACGCCGCGCGCATCAACTCGTTCACCGGCCTGATCCGCATGACCATCGCCCAGGCCTTCGGGCACGGCGAGGCCCTGGGGACGGCCGAGTGGATGGACGCCAGAGGGCGCCCGTTCCAGACTGCAATCCAGATGATCCACCCGCTGCGCCTGAGCAACCCGGACCACACCGCCGACACGGCGAACCTCAAATCCGGCCAGGTGATCAACAAGTTCGGCGAGACCGAGTGGTACTGGATCCGGGGCTGCCACCCTGGCGATTCGAGTCAGCTCCTGGAGAACTGGACTTGGAAGAAGGTCGCCGCCCGGAAGCCGTGGGGCCGCCGCCAGGTGCTGCACGTATTCGACCAGGAGACCCCGGGCCAGCCGCGCGGGATCTCGACCATCGTCGCGTCGCTGAAAGACATGCACATGTCAAAGCGGTTTCGCGAGGTCACGCTGCAGAATGCGGTAATCAATGCCAGCTATGCGGCGGCCATCGAGAGCGAGCTGCCGAAAGAGATGGTGTTCCAGCAAATGGGCGGCATGAACCAGACTCAAGGGTTCACCTCCATGATGGATACCTACATGCAGATGATCTCGTCCTTCATGGGCGGGGCTAAAAACGTCCGCATCGATGGGTCTACCATCCCGGTTCTCATGCCTGGTACGAAGCTGAACCTCACGCCCATCGGTACCCCTGGCGGTGTGGGGACGGACTTCGAGGTCTCCATGCTGCGCCACATCGCGGCCGCCCTGGGCCTCTCCTACGAGGAGTTTTCCCGCGACTGGACCAAGACCAACTACTCATCCGCCCGTGCCGGTATGAGCCAGACCGAAAAACACATGAAGGCCCGCAAGAAGACATTCGCGGACTGCATGGCGTCCATGATTTACCGGCTCTGGCTGGAGGAGGAGGTGGATAAGGGCAACGTCCCACTGCCGTCCGGCATGAACCGCCGCTCCTGGTACGATGATCCCGTCGTGCAGGAAGCCCTGAGCGCCGCCACCTGGATCGGCTCCGGCCGCGGTCAGATTGACGAGCTGAAAGAGACCCAGGCCGCAGCACTGCGGGTTAACAAAAACTTCTCCACTGACGAAGCCGAAGCGGCCAAGCTGGGCGAAGACTGGCGCGAGATCTACACCCAACGCGCCCGCGAGGAGGAGGTCAAGCGGTCACTCGGCTTGCCGAACCTCATCGATGACCTGGAAGCCCAGCGCGCCGGCGTCAAGGCAGCAAAAGACGCCAAGAAAGACGCGGCCCAGGATAACTCGGCAGGCGAGCAGACCGGCCGCGAGAAGCCCGCTAAGGCTGAACATTTTGAAGGAGAGATGGAATGACAAAAGCAGTGGCAGTACAAACCGCCAGCAACATGAGCCAGGCGCCGGCGCTCCTCGGGGCGAACATGACCCCAACTAACCTGGAGTCCGTGTTCACCGCGATGGCCGCTGAGACCCTGGCCTCGGCCGATGAGCGGGAGATCGAGGTGCGCAACGCCTTGTGCGCCGCCTACGGTTTCGATCAGCAGAGCCAGAATAAGCCGTTCGTCTTCTCTGACGGTATCGCGGTTATCCCGGTTCACGGCATGCTGATCAACCGCTTTGGCGGGTCCTACGGCTACGTGACCGGTTACACCTTCATCCGCCGTCAGCGCGACCTGGCGATGGCCGACCCGGACGTGAAGCTGATCGCCTATGACGTAAACTCCGGCGGTGGCGAAGCGGCGGGCAACTTCGAGCTGGCGGCGGAGTCGTTCAACCTGCGCGGCCAGAAACCGACCGTGGCGATCGTCAACTCGAATTGCTACAGCGCGGCCTATGCGTTCGCCTCGTCTGCCGACAAGATCTACGTCACCCCGAGCGGTGGCGCTGGGTCAATCGGTGTCGTGGCTACCCACTTCGACGTCAGCAAAATGATGGAGAACTGGGGCATCAAGGTTACGTTCATCCATGCCGGGGACCACAAGGTCGATGGCCACCCATTCGCCCCGCTGCCCGAGGCAGTCCAGGCGGATATCCAGGCCCGCGTCGATGGCACCTACGCCAAATTCGTGGACTTGGTCGCACAAAACCGAGGCCTGGACCCCGAAGCCGTGCGGAAAACACAAGCGCGGTGCTACTCTGCCGACGATGCGCTGGCATTGGGCCTCATAGATGCGGTAGCATCTCCGATGGAAGCCCTGGCGCTCGTCATTGGTCAAGGGGACGGCTCCGACGCGCAAACAATGAATGCCAATACTGACTCAGAGGAACTGGCGATGGAAAACAAAGAAGTAAAAGACAACGAGCGGGCTCGCATTAAAGCGATCACGACTTGCGATGCCGCGGCGGGGCGCTCCGTTCTAGCCGAGCACCTGGCGTACAACACCGACATGGAAGCGGATGCCGCAGTAGCGATCCTGGCTGCCGCCCCCATCGCCGTTCCGGCCCCTGCCGCTGCAGCGGAAACCGACCGGACCTCATTCGCCGATGCGATGAACAACGGCACTCACCCGGAAGTAGGCGCCGACGTGGCCGCTGACGCTGCCGCCGAAGATGCCGACGCCCTGCCGGACTTGTGCGCCAGCTACATGGCGATGACCGGCAAAGACCTCAACAAGAAAGAGGCATAAGCCATGACCAAGCAGAACCACTATCCGTACCCCAGCCTTGCCGGAAACGTAGATCTGGGCTCCTTCGAGCCGACCTACGTTTTCGCCGGGGAAAAGCAGATCGTCACCCAGGCTTTCCCGGTCGGCGCTACTGCCCTGGTGCAATACCAAGCCGTCGCGCTGGATGCCGCATTTAAGCTGGTCCCGCACAACCCGGCTGCCTCCGACACCACTAAGGTGATGGTCGGTGTAACTACCCTGGCCGCTCCGGCGAATAGCAGCGTGGGGATCTACACCTCCGCATTCCTGAACCATGAGGTCGTCGTTTGGGATGCGTCCCTGGACACCTTTGAAAAACGTCGTGCCGCTGCGCTTTCCTGCGAAGTGGACATTGGCAAAGTAACTTACTAAGGGACCAGCGAAAAATGGCAGGACTTTACCCCACTGAAACCCTCGTCGCGACCCAGCAAAAGGTCGAGGGCATCAAGGCATTCTGGCTGGGTCTGTACCCGAACCGGATCAATTTCGACACCGATGTGATCTCGTTCGAGAAGGTATCCATCAACTACAAGCGTTTGGCTCCGTTCGTTGCACCCAACGTCCAGGGCAAGATCATGCGCGAGCAGGGTTTCCGCAAGACCGGGTTCAAGCCGGCCTATGTGAAGCCTAAGCACGTCGTAGACCCGACCCTGATCATCCCGGTCCAGGTAGGCGAGCGCCCGGGCACTGGCACCAAGTCTTTGGGCCAGCGTCGCGCTGCGGTCATTACCCACCTGCTCCAGGTCCATCGCACCCTGCACGAAAACCGCTGGGAGTGGATGGCTGCGAAGGCGGCGATTTACGGTTACGTCGATGTGTCCGGCGAGTCCTACCCGACTCAGCGCGTGGACTTCGGCCGTGATGCCACCCTGACCGCTACCATCGACTGGGACGCCGTGAGCGCGACCCCGCTGAAAGACATTTACGGTATGCGCCGCAAGGCCAAAGACCTGTCTCTCAACGGCGTTACCATCACCCGGATCATCTTTGGCCAGGACGCCTGGGACAAGTTCATCGCGAAAGAAGCCGACACCCTGGAAAAACTCTGGGACAAGAATAAAGGCGGCGGCACCTCCGATGTTACCCGTCTCTACGACGGTTTCGAGGGTCTGGAGTACCTGGGCTCTATCCGTGGCTCCCAGGGCGGCGGCCGTCTGGAATTCTGGATCAACACCCAGAAGTACACCGACGAGAATCTGCAGGGCCAGTACCTCATGCCGCAGAATGGCGTATTCGGCTGGTCCGAAGGTCTGAACGGCTACCGCTGTTTCGGCGCCATCATGGACCCGGAAGCGGGCTACCAGGCGATGGACATGTACCCGTCCAACTGGCGCGAGAAGGATCCGGCCGTGGAGTACCTGATGAGTCAGGGCGCCCCGCTGATGGTACCGGCTGACGCCAACGCCAGTTTCCTGATCTTGACCTAACCCGGTGTGGCCCGCCTAGCGCGGGCCCCCTTCTACCCATACTCTGGAGAATCACATGGCAGATAAAATGATCCTGCGAAAACTGCTCTGCAGCCTGGTATTTGAGCGCCAGGGCAAGCGCATCGAGTTGCACCCGGGCGCCGTCGCCCAGTTCAGCCCGGAAGAAGTCCAAAAGCTGAACAAGATGAACCCGGACTTGCTCGACTACCCGAGCGACGACGAAGTCGAACTGTTCGAGCTGCGCAACGCGAAGAAGGCCCCGGTCCTGGACACTGGCGCTGGTGCTGACCTGAACGAAGGCCCGGCCGCTGCTGCTGCGGCGGTCAAGCCGAAGGCGACCCCGAAGAAAAAGGCCGCCGCCCAGGCTGCGCAGGCTGCTGATGGCCCGGCCACCGACGCCGCCGACCAGAAAGAAGGCGACGACACCAACGCCGACCAGAAAGAAGGCGATAACGACGAGATCTAAACATGTCGCGACTGTCTGAGACTAAGCGCGCCGCCCGCAAGGCGATGCACAAGGGCATGTCAGTCGATGCGGTTTACACTCCGTCCCTTGGGGCCCCTCTCGCTGATACGCTGCCTGTCCGGTTACACAACCGGCGGCGCGTGGAAGGTGGGATGGGCCCCAACGGTTTTACCGAGTTGCTGGTGACGGAAGACCGAGCCGTGTTCGACCAGGATGTGCTGAACGAGCGGGGGATCACCCTGAAAGCCGGCGACACGCTCTACGTCCAGGCTGACGGGGTAACGTACCGGCTGATGGACCGCGATCTGTCTGACGGCCCCCTGAATGTCTACTGGAGATTGAACCGCATATGATCACCGTGTCATCTGCTGAGCTGGAGGACCTGGCCAGCTATTTTGAGACCGCAGCCGATGCCGCAGTCCCGGCGATGCGGATGGCGATAAACGACGTGGCCAGCCGAGGCGGTATGGCCATGATCCGGCAGGAGATGACCGAGCAGATAGCCTTCCCGAAGGGCTACCTCTCGGGCGACCGGATCGGCGTCACTAAGCGGGCGACGAATGCGAATCTGGAGGCGGTCATCACCGGCCGCCAAAGGGCCACCAGCCTCGCGCGCTTCTCGTCAGCTACTGGCGTGAACCAGCGCGGCGGGGTATCGGTGCGAGTATCCAAGGGGCGGACGACGTATATCCGCCAGGCCTGGCTGGTGCGCCTCAAGAAAGGGGCCTCCCTGGACCAGGATAACTACAACATCGGCCTGGCCATCCGGGTCAACCCTGGGGAGAAGGTCAACAAGCGGACGCTGCATCAATCCTGGCTGGTAAAGGACCAGGTTGCGCTGCTGTACGGGCCCTCGGTGGACCAGGTATTCTCCGAGGTCTCGGGCAACGTGGCCGACCCTATCGGCGATATGGTGATCGATGAGTTTTACCGACAATTTGCGAGGCTGACCAATGGCTAAATCCAAGCGGCTAGATATCCTGGTACACCTCTGCCAGGTGCTGGAGAGCATATTCCCGGACAACGGGTATGATAACGACCTGCGGGGCCGGGTTTACCGGGGCCGAACGTCTATCAGTACCGGCGGCGATGAGGACCGCCGAGCGGCGATCAGCATTCAGGAGCCGAAGACCATCAACCCGGGCACGTTCGCCGACGACCTATCGACTTATCGGAAGGACCGCTGGGTCCTGCTGATCCAGGGCTGGGTCACATCGGACGCGAATAATTTCGAGCACCCCACCGACCCCGCATATGCGCTTGCGGCTGATGTGGAGAAATGTTTATCTGGTATAGTGTCAACCGGAGCAGGTGGCCAGCCGAGTTTCCCTGGTATCTATTTGCTCGGTAAGAAAATTGCAGCGATGGAGCTGAGCCAACCGACGGTTCGCGCCGCGGAGGATCAGAATACTGACAGGGCGTATTTTTACCTGCCGGTGGCTCTCACGCTGGCCAGCGACATCTCACAACCTGGAGATCGATAGAGATGATGAACGAAAACAACACCGGGCAGTACACCCTCGGCCGTGGCCGTTGGTTCTTCGACCTGTTCAAAGCGGGCACCAATTACGGCACCGGCGAGCGTTATTTCGGTAACACCCCGGAAGCCTCCCTGGCCGTCGCGAGCGAGAAGCTGGATCACTTCTTCGCTGACAGCGGTGTGCGTCAGAAGGACTTAACCGTGCTGCTGGAAACCAGCCGCTCTGGCTCCTTCACCACTGACGTGATCAGCCCGGAGACCCTGGCGCTGTACTTCATGGGCGAGCTGACCACCTTGGCCACCCTGGGTATCACCGGCCACCGCGAAGCCATCACCAGTTGGGCCCGCGGCCGTCAGTTCCAGATCGGCAACAGCGACGCGACTCCTACCGGCATGCGCCACCTGAACAACTTCAAGCTGTTCAAAGCGCCGTCCGCAACCGTCGTAGACCTGACCCAGGCACTGGCCGGTCAGCCGGGCGTCGATGAAGTCGATATGGCGGGCAACTATGAAGTGGACCTGGAGCTGGGCCGTCTCTACATCGAGCCGACCGCATCACTGACCGGCGATATCAAGCTGCTGGTCGAGACCGACGTGGAAGCCTCCACCCGGAAGATGGTGATCAGCGCCAACGATATGCTCTACGGCTCGCTGCGCTACATCTCCGACAACCCGGTCGGCGACCAGCAGGACTACTACTGGCCGAAAGTGGCACTGACCCCGGATGGCGACTACACCCTCAAGGGCGACGAATGGCAGGCGATCGGGTTCACCTTCGACGTGCTGACTATGGTCGGCCGCAAGGCTTGTTATGTTGACGTTCGCTCCCGCAGCGAAGCGGTTGAGACTGACCCGTCCACCATCCGTACCGTCAACCTGGTACCGGCCAAGGTCACAGAAGCGCACGGCACCCCGATCACCCTTACCGCCACCGTCCGCGATGGCAACAACGTCGTGGTGAGCGGCGCGCAAGTCACCTTCACCGCGACCAACAGCGGGATCTTGACTCCGACCACCGCCAACACCGGCCCGAACGGTGTGGCCACCGCTACCGTGGACCTGGCAGCCGCCGGCACCACCGTTGTGACCGCGACCGTTCAAGGGGCGTCTGGCCCGGTGTCCGCTGCGACCCCGACCATCACGTTCTCCTAATTAGGGGGGCGGGCCGAGCGGAGGGCCGTCGCCATGCGGACTCCACCTCCTCTCGGTTCGCCTCTCGCCTAATACCTAAGCGCCTTCGGGCGCTTTTTTCGTTCATCCGCCCTATCTGAATCTGGTAGAGTGGCCGTGGACTAAAAGGAGATCCATCATGGCGAAATTACCCGAATACATCCCGTTCACCGAGAGCATCACCGTCCGCGGCAAAGGCGGCGAGACCGTTATCGAGCTGCGCGGCCTGAACCTGATCGATATCACTGAGGTGTTCAAGACGCACCTCCCGGACCTGAGCCAGCTCGCTATGCTGCTGGACGCGAACGGCGGCGTGAACATGTCAGAGCAGGGCATGCTCAACGCATCTAGCGCACTGGTGACGCAGGCGCCCGGCCTGGTGTCGAACCTCATCGCCCGCGCGGCTGACGACCCGAGCTGGGTGAATAGCGCCGCTAAGCTGCCGGTGATGAAGCAGATCGAGGCAGTGACAACCATTGCCCGGCTGACCTTCGAGGAGGTCGGCGGGGTAAAAAAGACAGTGGCCGCGCTCAAAGACATGATCAAGGCCGAGGGCGGCCCGGAAAACCTGGACGCTGGGAAGGCCTAACAGGGGAGGAGCGCGCGCTCCTCTTTTACGACGATATCCGAGCTGCGGTATCTGCCCTGCTGGCCCACGGGCACCCAGAAGCCAGGCATTATTCAGTGGGTACCATCTGGCGGGAGATCGATTACGTCCGCCGCCGCGAGAATAGCGCCCTGGCAAACTCCACCGTGGCGTTCCAACTGGTAGCGAATTCCGCGATGGGCGGTAAAGAAAGTGGGAAAGAGCTACAGAATTTCATCAAGGGGCTGACCGATGAGCAATAACCAGAAAGACGTTGAGCTGCGGATCCGCGCTCGGGACTATTCGCAGAAGCCGTTAAAGGAGCTGACGAAGACTACCGAGAACCTGATCAAGCTGCAGAAGGAGCAAGCTAAAGCGGCGGAGCAGGGCACGGGCAAGATGCGCGACCTGGAGGGGGTCTATGGCCGCCTGGAGGACGCGGGCCGGGCCCTGCTGCGGCTCAACTCCCTGGTTAAGATGTTCGAGAGTCAAACCCAGGCACTCAACGACCAGAGCGCCAAGGTGGCCGAGGCGACCAAGCGTTACGAAGAACTGAAAGCCACACTGGCGGCCCAGGAGAAGGTAACGAAGAAGCAGGAGGCCTCCCTGCGCGCTGCTGAGCGGGCGATCACGTCTGCCACGGTCCAGGAGACCCGCCGTAAAGAAGCCCTGGCGCGCACGTCTGCCGAGCTTACCCGCTACGGGATCGACACCAACCGGGCCGCGTCTGCCCAGACCGCCCTTGCCTCCGGAGTTGCGCGAGTAAACGCCGCCCTGGAGCGCCAGGACAAGGCCATGTCGCGCCTCCCCGCCGCCCAGGACGCCGAGAAGGCCCGCCTCCTGGCCGAGGCCCAGCGCAAAGCCGCCTCCGACGCCCAGGCCAAGCAGGCGGCCGATGCCCAGGCCCGGGCTGACGCTGAACGTGCAGCGGCGAAAAAGATTACCGACGCCCTGGAGGCGCAAGCCCGTCAAGCCGTGGCCACCTCGAAGGGGTACCAGACCCTGGGCCGGGTGATCCGTGACCAGACCCGCGATACCTCCGTTCTCGGCCAGACCATCCTCGGGATCATCTCCCCAGGTGAGGCGGCCCGGAAGACTCTCGGCGGCGTCGAGAAACAGGTGGCCGATCTCTCCCGGGAAATCGTCAGCGGTGGCAAGAAGATCAAGGACGGGGCCTCGAAGCTGCGCGACTTGGCTGCGGCCCAGAAAGCCCTGCTGACCACTGCCCAGGGGATCGATGGTTTCCGCGCCCAGGTGGAAGCCGTCCGCCAGGCTCGAACCGCATACCAGACCGCCCGCCAGGAGCTTAAAACCCTGGCAGCTCAAGCCACGGCTACCGGTGTTAACGCCCAGGAGATGGGCGAGAAGATCCGGCAGGCGAAGGCCAAGGTCGATGGGGCCAGCGAGTCCTTGCGCCGGGCCAGCGCCGCTGCCCGTGAGACCCAGGCCAGCCTCCAGCGCGCCGGCGTGAACACCGCGAAACTGGCGGCCGAAGAAGCGCGCCTGGTAGCTACCGCCAACAAGGCCACCAGCTCAGCCTCCCAACTGTCAGCCGCGCTCAACCAGCAGGCCGGGGCCGCCAAAAACGCTAAGAGCGCGCAGGCGCTGCTCGCGAACCAGGGACGGCAAGCCCTCGGCATCTTCGAGCGGATGCGCGGCGAGCTGATGGCCCTGGCCACGGCTTACGTCGGTATCCAGGCGACGATGAACCTGGCCGGTGGCGCGGTCGATGCGTACAAGATCCGGCAGCAATCCCTCATCAAGATCTCAACGATCGTAGGCGACAGCCAGGAAGCCCTCCGCGCCGAATGGGAATACATGGTGGGCCTGGCCGACCGGCTGGGGATCAACGTCGCCGACTTGTCCGCGAACTACACGAAATTCGCCGTGGCCGCGAATGCCGTGGGCCTGGGCATGCAGGAAACGAAATACATCTTCGAGAATATCGCCAAGGCGGGCCGGGTATTCGGTCTCTCCGCTGACGATATGAACGGTGTGTTCCGGGCCCTGGAGCAGATGTTGTCCAAGGGTCAGGTCTACGCGGAAGAACTGCGGCAGCAATTGGGTGAACGACTCCCTGGTGCGGTGGCCATGTTCGCCAAGGGTATGGGCATGACCATCCAGGAGCTGACCAAGGCGATGGAGAACGGGGAGGTCAAGGCCGACGCCGTGATCAACTTCGCCCGCGCCCAGGGTGAGGCCGTGCAGGCGCAACTCGATGCCGCGAACAAGTCCGTCGGGGCGGCCGAGGAACGGCTCAAGACCGCGATGTTCCTGTTCAAATTGGCCATCGCTGACTCAGGTTTCATCGACGCATACACCCGAGCGGTGGAACGTCTGACGGCGTACCTGCGCAGCGATGACGGCGCGGAGGCGGCGCAGAAGATCGGCGAAGCCTTCTCAGCCCTGGCCGACGCCTTGATCTGGTGTGTCGATAACGTCGATCTCCTGGTGGCATCGGTCCAGGTACTCCTGGGGCTGAAACTGGCGACCGTCATTATTGGCCTGGGCATGAAGATCGGTACCCTCATCGGATGGGTGACGCAGCTCACCGGCGGGCTGGTTACGGCCCGGGCTAAGGTGCTGCTGTTCTCCGAGGCGCTTATCGCCGGCGGAGGTGCGACCGGGACAATGGGCGCCGGGCTGAAACTCCTGGCCCGTTGGATCCCTATCGTCGGCGGCCTCATGCTCGCATGGCAGATCGGCGAGATGATGTACGACCAGTCTGAGACCTTCCGCGATGCGGTGGACCTCTGCGCGATGTACCTGAAAGGGTTCGGGAACCTGGCGGTAACGGTGATCGGGTCCTTCTTCACCGGCATCGATGACCTGGTGACGATGTTGTTCCGCACCATCCATCAGACCGCAGCCGACGCGCACAAAGCCGTGTGGGAGGCCGTCGAGTCTATGCTGCGCGCTATCCCGGCAGTAGGGGACAAGCTGGGCAACATGGTCCAGGGGATGGGCGATGCGATCCAGGGCCCCGAGGGTGAGTTCGTATCGAAGACGAAAGCCATGTGGGACGACCTGGCCAAGCATTGGAAGGAGATCCAGGAGGAGCAGACAAGCAAGCTGGAGGCCGAGCAGGCGAAGCGGCAGCGCATCGCAACCGGTGGCCCCAGCCCGATCTCCGGCCCCGCTGCGGACGCGGTGAACGGCAAGCAGCCCGACCCCTTCGACTTTACCGCTGACCCTGGCAATGGCGTCACCAAGCGAGATCGCGAGGTGCAGGCGCTGACCAAGGCTATGGAGAAGCTGGAGGAGAAAGCGAAGAAGGCCGACGTCGCCAGCCAGAAAGCCCTGATGCGGAAAAACCTACCTGGCCGACTGGCGCTCATCGATGAGGAGTTCGCCGGGCAGATGAAGCAGGCGAAAGCCCTGGGCGGCCCGGAAGGCGATGCCCTGGTTAAGCGTCTGCAGGCGGTTATCGATCTGCGCAAGAAGGCGGAAACCCAGGCTTACACCGCGCAGAACCAGCAATCCGGCGTGGCCGCAGCGAACAAGCGACTGAAAGCCGTCGAGGCCCTGCGCCAGGAATACGAGCGGCTTTACGCTGTCACCGGCAAGCAGGAGACCAAGATCGACCCGAATGCGTCATTCTCTGCCCGCCTGGCGTCGCAGTTGAAAGTCGTAGAGGTGCAGTATGACGCGCTGATCGCCAAGGCGAACAAGCTCGGTGGTGCCGAAGGCGATCGTCTGGCCAAACAGTTCGCCGACCTGAAAAAGGTCAACCTTGAGCTGGAGACGCAGAAAGCCCGCTATGCCGAGCTGGACCGACTCCAGGAGGCCGCGAACACGGCGGTCAACATCAAGCGCGCAGGCCTGGAGGAGATCAACGCGCTGCGAGAGGCCGGGCTGATCTCCGAGGATGAGCAGGTCCGCCGGGTTAACGAGCTGTACGCAACGCAGAATGCCGCCATCGCCAAGGCGATCGAGAACCTGCGCCAGTACGCAATGACGATGAAAGACAGCATGACGCCGGAGCAACTGGCGCTCATCAATGCCGAAATCGCCAAAATGCAGGCTGGCCTCCAGCAGGTATCCGGGACGTACACGAAGATGGACAGCCTCATAGTGAACGGCGTCCTGGATGGGATGATCTCCGGCATCGACGGTGTGGCCCAAGGCCTGGCGGGTATCATCGACGGCTCGATGAGCTTAGGTGACGCCTTCCAGAACCTGGGCGATATCATGCGGCAGTTCTTCGCGGACTTCCTCCAGCAGATCGCCAAGGCCATCCTCCAGCAGATGATCCTTAATGCCCTGGCGAGCATGGGCGGGCCTATCGGTGGCGCAGCAGCCGCAGCCGGCGGAGCGGTGGCAGTGGCACACTCCGGCGCCGTGATCGGGTCAGGCAGCGCGAACCGCACCCGCACGGCCCCGTCCACCTGGTTCGCAGCCGCGCCCAGGATGCACACTGGCGGCGTAGTCGGCCTGGCCCCTGACGAGGTACCGACAATCCTCCAGAAAGGCGAGGAGGTGCTGGCCAAGGACAACCCGCGCAACGTGCTGAACGGTGGGGCGGCTGGCGGCCCAGCGGCTGCGCCGGCGGCGGGCCCGACGATCATCAACGCCATCGATGCGGACGACATTGCGCAAACGGTCATGTCGAACCCGGCCACCGGCCCGGCCATCGTGAACTACATCCGGTCTAACAAGCGTCAGGTCAAACAGATTTTGGGGGTGGGTTAATGCTGCTACTGGACTTCCTGCCGAACTGGCGCAACGGAGTAACCGAAAACCGGGAGTACCTGACGAACATCATGGCCTCCCACGATCAGACGGAGCAACGGGCCGCCCTGCGGTCCAAGCCCCGCGGGTCGATGATGTACTCGCTCCTGCTGCACGGCGCGGACGCGGCCAGGTTCGACTGGCTGATGACTGCCGGGCAAGCCCAGGTGCTGCTGATGCCGTACTGGCCCCGCCCGTCTCACCTGCGCGCGTCTGCGGCTGCGGGTGATGCGATGGTACGGCTAGACGTGGCCCTGCCCGTCTGGGTCGTCCCAGGGGCCTTCCTGGCGCTGCTCTACGGCAACAAAACCTCGCAGCTCGTCAAGGTGGAGTCGGTCAACGGCCGGGACGTCACCCTGGCAGCCGATGGCAAGGTGCCGGGCAACTGGCCGGTGGGCGCCCTGGTGTACCCTACCTGGGAGATCCGCATGCCGGACGCGGTCCAGGTGAAGCGGCACACCCCGACGATCGTTGAGACGTCGTTCACCCTGGCCCGGCAGGTCTCGACTACGGCTGAGCCGGTACCCGCGCTGGGCCCGGATATGCTGCACGACGGGATCGAGGTCCTGACCCGTGATATCAACTGGCGGGACGGCGCCGACGCGGATCTCACCTGGTTGACGTCGCTCATGGATGGGTCGCGCGGCCGCACGGCATACGAGGTCCTGGCCAAACAGCAACAACGCACCTCCGGCGGCATGATCCTGATCAAGGATTACGCCGACGCCGACTGGTGGGTGGCCTTCTTCGACCGGCACAAGGGGCGGCGCGGTGTGTTCTTCGCCCCCAGCCGGGATAACGCGCTCCCCCTGGTGGCGTCACCTGACCCGGCCAAATCGAAATTCGCGGTGGCGGGCACCACGTTCCACCAGCTCGCCCAGCCAGGCACAAGCATGATGACCCACCTCATGATCCGGCTGCAGACCGGCGGGTACCGGCTATTCAAGATCACCAGCCTGGAAGCGGATTTCATCAACGACGTGACCTACATCAAGACCGCTGAACCGTGGACCCAGACCTACCGGCCTGACCAGGCGCTCTCCCATTACCTGGCGAGCAGGTGTAGGCTTGCATCGGATACCCTGAGCATCGCATGGCGCGCGGCGGGGGTAGGTGAGGCGAAGGTCTCAGTCACGACCGTGGGGGCTACCTGGTGACGTACTTAGCGAAAGATACGAGCAGTTATGACGGGCAGCCGGTGGAGCTGCTGGAGATTCAATACGGGCCGGGGGAGGACGACATAATCCTCACCACCAGCGGCGACCGCGACGTGAAGATCGGCGAGCGGGTTTACCGGGCATTCACCACCAGCCGGGAGGCCTTCGATGACGAGGGGAACCCGGACGACGCCAAGCAGCTCTCAATCAGCGTCCCGCGCGATCACCCGTTCATCATAAAGTTCGATGAGCAGGAGTTCCCGAACATGGTGGCCGTCCGCATCAAGCGCATGCACCTGAACGACCCGGACCTCGGGACGTACAACATGTGGAGCGGGCGCCTGGTCGGTGTGTCCTACGAGCACCCCTGGATGGTACTAGGCTGCGAGAAGATCGCGACGTCGCTCAGCCGGACCGGTTGCCGGATCCGCTACATGCGGCAGTGCCCGCACACGCTGTATATGCCGCGCTGCTGGGTGGACAAAGCCGCGTTTACCGTGACTGCCGAGGTGGCCGCGGTCTCCAGCAATTCGGCCGTGGTCCGGCTGACGAATATCCTCACGCCGCCGGAGCGGTATTACGTGGGCGGGATCTTCAATTTCGGCAGCCTGACTCGCTTCATCACCGAGCAAAGTGGGGTCACGCTCACGCTCAGCCGCCCGCTGCTGGGCCTGAAAGTGGGAGACCAGGTGCAGGTCGCCCCGGGTTGTGACCGACTGGCCACCACATGCAACGCGACATTCAATAACCTGCTGAACTATGGCGGGTTTGACTACATCCCGCCGAAGGGGCCCTTCGAGGGGATCAGCATCGTTTAAGGAGGGCCGACATGGGCTGGGAATACTTTATTTACGCCATCGTCATGTTGACGGTGTCATACCTTTTGCAGCGCAAACCGAAGACGTCGCCACCGCAGGCCCAGGAGTTCCAGGACGTGCCGACCGCCCAGGAAGGCGAGTCCATAACGGTACTATTCGGCACCCGTGATATTAAGAACCCCTCGGTCGTGTGGTATGGTGACGTCAGAACCGAGGACATTAAGAAATAAGGCGGTACCCTATGGCCTTGGTCACTTTCAAACACTTACGCGAGCTGGGTTATTGCGTCCCGTCGCTGCGCTGCTGGTGCCAGGAGCACGGAGTCAACATCCGGGAATTCGCCGCAGGGGTGGATAGCGGGAGGCTCCGAGCGATAGGCGATCATCACGCGGTCGCGGCTGCTGACCTGGCCGAGCAGGACGGCGGCAATGGGCAAGAAGAACAAGAAGCAGACAGTCGGGTATAAGTATTTCGTCGGGGCCCATCTGGTTTTGTGCCACGGGCCTATCGATCGCATCCTCCAGATCTACGTCGATGATAAGCTGCTCTGGACCCCGCTACACGATGGCCAGGGCATCGGCATCCGGGGGGACTACGAGAACATCCACTTGGACGCGCCCGACCTGTTCGGCGGCGAGGACCGGGAGGGCGGCATCTCCGGGGATATCGAGATCGGCATGGGGTACCGGGAGCAGGGTCGCAGCGGCTACCTGTCCCGCGTCCTGGCCAATAAACTCCTCCCTGCATACCGCGGCGTCGTCTCGGTCATCCTCAAGCAGATTTACTGCGGCACCAGCCCATACCTGAAACCGTGGAAGTTCCGCGCCCAACGCATCTGGGCCCCCACCGCTACCGATAAACTCCAGTGGTCCCCGCCCAATGCGGGTATCGGCCTGCCCGGCGACCAGTATCTCCTGCGGGATATTTGGGCCCAAGGCATCGGCCAGTTCGGCAGCGCATCCACCATGATCGACGGGCGGCTCTACACCGTTCGGGTGAAGATTGTGGACGCGCAGATCCTGGGGCGACCCATCTCGGCATCGACGCCGTCCGGGATCACCGTCACCGTCCACGACTACATCAACGGGAAAGTTTCCTGGGAGGACAACGTCGCCCGCAAAGCGCCGTACTCCGACTTTTACATCATGCCGATGACCGACGATGTGATCGTCATTGACGGTGGCCGCAAGTTCCTGTTTCCGCTATGCCTGGACGCGGTAGTCACATCCGGAAGCTGGGATAACCCCCTGGCCACCTGGTCGTTCCGCGGCCATTACGCCGCCATCTTCGACCCCATCGAGAAGACCGTGCAGCGGATCCCGTACCCCGCGTCATCTCTCATGTCGATGAACCGGCGCCTGGTGTACCCAGCATTCAACTCTGCCGGTGCCCGCAACTACCTGGGGCCACGTTTCGCCGCCGCGTGGGATGACGACATTGACGGACACTACATCGTCATGGGTCCGGCCGGGTTCACGTACCGCCTGGTCCCGCTGCGCGGCCAGGTGGTCGAGCTGCACAACGCGCTCGGCATCTCAAATAACGCCTGGCGGGTCGGCTACCAGAAAGCCCCGCAGCGCCGGCTATTCGTCATCTGGTACACCACGTTCAACGTCCAGGGGGTGAAGCGGGACCAGCTCAACGCGGCGCTCTATGACACCGAGACCGGGATGGAGATCTGGGAGTCCGGCCCAACCCTCATCCCAGGTGGCTATTTCATGTCGCCCTGGGACGCCGATCAGCGGGCGGCCGAGCTTTCAGATATCAGCATCGTTTGTGGCGAGGACCGGTTCGTATACGTGTTCCTGTCCCGCACGATGGCCGCATATTTCGGCAAGCGGGTCCTGATCTACAACACCAACACCCCGAACGGGTCGCTGCCGGCGACGAGCAATATGGGGCTCCCCTGGTACAAGTACACTGGGTTAGATGTGGGCACCCGGGCGATCAAGACCTCCTGGGGCAAAGGCCACACCTGCGGGAAGTTCAAACAGGCGCGCATCGGGGCGGATGGGCGGTTCTACGGGTTCAGCATCCTGGACACCGAGCCGGGCGTCATCCTGTCAAACGGCAAGGGCCCAGGGTTAGTCCCTGGCGGCGCCTCACCGATGGGGTGGTACAACAAGGGCGACCCTAGCCATGCGGCCGAGATCGATGCGGCGGTGTTCGTGTGGCACGGGACGCCGGTTGCGATTACCCCGCGCTGGGTGGGCAGCACGTCCGAGCTGGACAGCCTTACCCCGTTGAATGCGCCGGACGGTGGTGCGTCGTCCACGATCTCCCCTGGACCTTGGGATATGAACCCGATCCACATTATCCGGGAGTGCATGACGAACACCGAATGGGGACGCGGCTTGCCCGACTCCATCATTGGCCCGTCATACGCGAAGGCAGCGGAGACCATCTACAAGGAGCGCCTGGGCTTGTCCATGATCTGGACGAGCGAGATGCCGATCAACGATTTCATCCTGGAGGTTATCCGCCATATCGACGCCGTGCGGTACGAGGATCCGGAAACAGGCCTCCAGGAGATTAAGCTGATCCGGCCAGACTACGACGTGGCCACGCTGCCCGTTCTCTCGCCGAGCAACTGCCGCTTGGAGCAGCTAACCGAGCCGACGCTGTACGACCTGGTGAACCAGGTTACGGTCAATTTCTGGAACCGTGAGACCGGGGAAGACTCGGCCATCGCTGCCCAGGACACCGCATCAATCAACATGACCGGCACCGTTAACAACCAGGCGATGGAATACTCGGGCATCTGCTCAACCAGCGTGGCGCTGATGGTGGCCCAGCGGGATCTGGCGCGGTACTCCAAACCGTTCCGCCAGGGCCGCCTGATCGTCAACCGGAAGGTGGCGAACCTGAAACCGGGCGACCCGTTCATCCTGACCTGGCCGGCGCGAGGGGTAGACCGTTTGGTGTGCCGTGCGGCCCTGCGGTCAGACAACGGCGAGCTGGACGGCCAGCTTGGCATCGAGTTTGGCGAAGACATTTTCAGCCAGTCTTACAACATCGCCAGCGTCCCGCCGCCCAGTGGCTGGGAAGACCCGATCACCCCGCCGAAGAATTTCGACCATGTGACCATGTTCGACGTGCCCTACGTCATGCTGGTGGACCTTGCCGGGGAAGCGGAGGCCGCCGCCACGCCGAACGATACCTCTTACGCCGGTTTCGCCGGGGCTCGACCGCTTACCGGCATGCACTTGCAATATGGTTGTTTCGTCTACCCGGCGGGCACCACGCCGCCGACGGACAGCCAGAAGGAGATCCGGGAGTCCTTTACCCCGCTCGGGATCACCGGCGAGGACGTGGCGCAGTTCACCGACCCGGTGATCACGCTGCCGCTCCAGGTGGCGAACGACATGGGCAACGCGCGCGTGGGGGACTGGGTCCTTGTGGGCAATGCCGCTGACCGGGACCGCGAGGTCCTTTGCATCGCCGAGGACCCGGGCAACATGCCAGTGGCGATCAAGGTCACGCGGGCGACTGCGGACACCTACCCGCGAGCCATTCCGAAGGGGACGCCGCTGTACCTGGTGGGCACGTTCTACGCATATGACGAGATCGAGCGGGTGAGCGGTGAGGCCGTCGCCGGCTACGGTGCGCCGAAGAACGGGAAGGGGTCATACCCTGGGCCGTTTACCTATCTGCAGATCGACATGGTGGGCCGCCAGGGGCTGCCGTACCCTGCGGCGGGTTTCCAGGTGAACGGGTCGTACCAGGATGACCTGGCCACGGAGAAAAAGCGCGTGACCTTGACCTGGCACCACCGCAACCGGATCCAGCAGGCGAACCAGGCCTTATCCTGGCTGGCCAGTAGCGACGTCCCGGTGGAGGTCGGGGTCTCGTACCAGGTGAGACAGGTGGCGCTCGATGACGCGATGGCGGTGATCTCCGAGCTGCCGGCGCTGCCGGTGGGCCAGGTATCGACGTTTGACCTGGCGCTGGAGGACCAGCCATACCCGGCGGAGGCGCGTTTTGCTCGCCTGACAGTGGAAGCGGTGAAAGGTGGGCGGGCCTCGCTGCAGAATCGGCCGATCACTGTCAAGCTGGCCCCGCGGCTGTACGCTCCGACCGGGCTCAAGGCTGAGTATGTCGGGATCCCTGGGCTCATTGCGCCGTCGGCACTCCAGGTCGTATTTGACTCAGGTGTTCCCGTGCTGCGCGCGCCGGCCAACTTGCAAGCGGCCTACGTCGGCCCGGACAAGCTGGTGGCACCGGATCACCTGGTCGCGTCCTACACCGGCCAGGACAAGCTGGTGGCACCGGATCACCTGGTCGCGTCCTACACCGGGCCCGCTAAGCTGGTCGCCCCGGTGAGCCTGGTGGCGCGGTACGTGGGCCAGGCTAAGCTGGCGGCGCCGGTTAACCTGGTTGCAGCATACCGCGGCACACCGGTCTTGCAGCGCCCATCGGGTTTGCAGGCGGCGTTTGTACCTGGGATGGTGCCGCTGGCCGCGCCGGTAAACTTGGTGGCGGTCTATGTGGGCAAGGCCAAGCTGATTGCCCCGGATCACCTGGTCGCGTCTTACACCGGACCGGCCAAGCTGATTGCCCCGGATCACCTGGTCGCGTCTTACACCGGACCGGCCAAGCTGATTGCCCCGGACAACCTGGCAGTGACGTATCGCGGCACTCCGGTTTTGCAGCGCCCTGGCGACCTATCAACCGTGTATTTTAGCGGCGTATACCGCTTGCAAGCCCCGGTCGGATTAAGCACGTCCTACCACTAACCGAAACCCCCGGGATGGTTTATCCTGGGGGCCACTTGAGAAGCAGGAGCAAGAAATGGCAGATCCAAAAATCACCCTTAAATGGGCGGACAATAACGCCGACGAGACCGGGCACCGGATTCTGATTACTTCGGAGCCTTGGAACCGCGGCGCCCCTTCCACCACGATCAAGGATGTGGCCGCGGATCTGACGTCTGCCGACCTCACCCTGGCCGAAGTTACGATGGAGCCGGCATTCCTGAAAGTCGCGGCCTTGCGTGGCACGGAGGTTAAGGCCAGTATCGAGTCGGCCCTGGCGGTCAAGACTCCCGTCATCACCGGCGGGTTATTCGATGCCGCCTTTGAGATGTTGGGCGAGATCCCTTACGGCGTGGCGATGCCGAAAGTCACTAAAGGCGCCCTGGGCTCGTACCCATTGCCGGATGACTACCTGGACCCGTCCCAAGGGTTCACGGTCACGCCGGACGGGTTACTGCTGCAGGTCTACAACAATAAGATCCGCACACTGAACCCGGCCACTGGTGCGATGAAGTCCGTACCCCTCCCTGGGACCGGTATTAACCAGATCGGGTCGGCCTTGTGTGCAGCGCACGACGGCAACATTTACTTGCTCGGCCGCCACCAGGGCAACCCGGCAGTGTACCGCTACAAGCTGGACGAGGAGGCTCCGGAGGTCGTCTACTCCTGGGCATACGGCAGCGGCCCCGGCTCGGAGCTAAACGCCAGCAACATCAAACAGGGTCTGGACGGCCGCCTGTACCTGTTCGGCGGGTACAAGTTTGTCACTGCGGACAACAAGCTGGTGGTTAACTCGCTCAACATCGACGGCACCGACCCGCGCACCGACTTGATCACCATCCCGGCAGGGTTCGGCACGGGGTCTGAGGTGTGCCTGTTCACCCCGAATAACAAGCTGATCGTGTGGGTACCGGGCAAGGACGAGGTCCTTTGCTACGACCCGAGCACCCAAACCGTCACCCCGTACACCGGCAATGCGAACCTGAACACCGGCAGCGCCGACCGCCCGGTGTCGCGTCGGATCATGACCCCGTTTGGCAAATACGGTGTGCTGATTGCCGGCAACGGGATCTATGTGTGCAAGTTCCAGTACGAGAACAACGCCGCCCAGCACATCAACTTGCCGGCTGAGTTCATCACCGGCCACCCGTTGCGCGACTTGTACGAATCGACAATGGGCTGGACGTTCGCCAGTAACACCTCCGGCGACGTGTGCGTGGTCCAGTCTGACGGTACCCAAAGCGGCACCATCTACCCCGCGGCGGATATTGGGATGGCTGATGCGTTCAATGGGCCGTCATTCGTGCGTATCGGAAAGACGGTATACGTGGTGGCCAACGGCAGCACCAATATGTTGATCTGCCCGTTCCACCTCGATTCGCTCTGGCAGTCTTGCAATGGGTTCGACGCGGCCAGCCTGATCAATACCTCGGCGCGCGGCCAAAACAGTTAATAACGATGACCGGGCCCGCCTTGCGCGGGTCCTCTTTTCTCACGGGAGAACGACATGGCAAAGCAACAGCCGAGAGGCATCCGGCGCAACAACCCGGGCAATATTGAGTGGGGCGACCCGTGGCAGGGTCTGGCCAACAAGGCGGACTATCCGGCCGACCGGTTCGCCGCGTTCGTGTCAGCGGTCTACGGTATCCGGGCCCTGGCGCGCACCCTGATCACTTACTACGACAAGCGCAAGGCGAACGACGGCAGCAAGATCGATAGCCTCCAGGAGATAGTCGAGCGGTGGGCGCCGGCAGCCGACAATAACGACGTGGACGCTTACGCCCGCCAGTTGTCTAAGCTGCTGCCCGGTATTGGGCCGAAGGATGAGACGCTGAACCTCCATGATCCGGTGCAGCTCCGCGCCATCGTGGAAGGGATCATCCTGCATGAGAATGGCCGCGGTCCGCTCAAGACGCCGAACACCTGGTACCCGGCCGAGGTCATCGATGAGGCCATGCGCCGGGCGGGCGTGGTCGCCAAGCCGACTGCGACCGGTACCGCTGCGAAAGCTGCGACGCCAGTGGCCATCGGTGCGGTAGGCGTGGACCAGTTGGCGGAGGCCGCCCCGCACGTCATCAAGGCGATCAACGATAGCCACGCTGACCTGACCTCGGGGAACATGATCCAGATTGCCCTGGGCGTCGCGGTGCTGAGTCTGTCCGTGGTGATGATCTATCGCCAGTGGCGCAGTGCCCAGCTAGGGATCGAGTCGTGACCTGGCTCGCCCGGATAAAAGGGTGGCTGCTGATGGCCGCCCTCGGCCTGCTGGCGCTCCTGGTGGCCTGGGGCAAGGGTAGGCAAGGGGGCAAGGCGGCAGCGCGCCAGGAAGCGCAGGAGGACGCCCTGGAGCAGGCCACCGAGACGAACAAGATCGTGCAGGAGGTACGAGATGAAGTTAGGCAAGCGCCCGCTGGTGGCTCTGCTGCTCGGCTTAAACGTGAGTGGCTGCGCCGTAAGTAGCCCGCCGCCGGCATTCTGCGCGGTAGCAGTGCCGATCTACGTGGCGGAGGAGGACCAGTTCACCGATAAGACGGCTGACCAGATCCTCGAACATAACCTAGTGGGCAAGCGGTTGTGCCGCTGGGGGGAGTAAAAGAAAAGCGGCCACCCGGCCGCTTTGTTGTGCTAGGACTCGGCTTTACCTTTCCACCGGTCCCAGATAGAGAAACCGATATCGAGGGTCAACTTCACGGCCCATAATCCGCTGACTACGACGGGCAGCATAACCGCCAAATCCGGTAAGGAGGGCAACTGGATATTGATAATCTCCAGCATGCTATTTACCGCACCCTTGATCCCGAGGGCGACCGTCGAGACCTTTCCCCCCGTCTCTACCGCCGACCCGGTCGCCGCAAACACTTGCTCCCGTAGACTCATCGGCGCTCCTCCTTCCGAGCATGAAACATCGCCACACGCCCCAGCCGCAAAGCACAATGACGAGGATCGAAATCCAAGGCATTGGTCCCCCTGTCAATAAACGCGCTGCAGGCAATAAAACAGTGGATCAGTACGACAACCCACCCCTGGAATGGTGCTACAGGGTCCCCCCAGCTCCCGCCTACGCCCCATCCGAAGATCAGCGCGTAGACGGCCATCAAGACAAACCAGGCCGCCATTATCGCGATGCCGCGTAGGGCATTCGGTGATGGGGACAGGGACGCAATGATGGCCCACCCAAACGAGGCCAATGATAGCAGGCAATACCACAGCCACGCATTATCACGGTCGAAGAATGGGAGCAGATAGAGGTCCATAAGCTGACCGGCGCCGACGGCCAGGATTGAGCAGAGCCCGATCCAGGCGCGTGAGCGGTACCGGCTAAACAAAACAGGGAGGTAAATCGCGGCGAACATCCAGGTATCCATCTTTAGCCCTTCGTATCAGGGGACACCTTCCGGTCCTTCGGTTGCTTTTTCTTCTTCTTCTTCTTGGTGTCCGTGGTTTGAGGTTTGGCCTTGCGTAATCCCGGCCCTTTTCCGCTTGGCATATCTGTCTCCTGTAGAGCGCGGCCCGATTGAGCCGCGTCCCAGTCTAACTTTTATGCCTCCTGCTAGACAATCCATTGAGGGGTGGAGTCTTCTACCACCACCTGGCCCTCGATCTGCTCTCCTGGGATATTGCTGGCCAGGTACTCGTCCCAGTCGCCAGGGTCGCCCCGGTTGTCCATGTACTCGAAGAACTGCGCCTCCAGGATCTCGCGCTGCAGCTTGGCCGTCACATACTCGACGCCAGGGACCGGCGCGGTGCGGATAGCGGTCGGCCCAGGCGGCGGCGGGGTCCGTTTCGCCCAGGGGGATTTCGGGCATTCGTGCGGCCTTGTCGCCCCGGATCGGTTATTGCGCTCCAGGAGTACCCATCTCCCGTCCTTTTCCGTCCAGCACAACCCACCCTTGAGGCAGTATCTACAGGTCTCCTTGAATTTCGGATGCGCCATGACAGCCTCATTACGGCGCGGGGATGGCCGGGCAACCGCCGTGCGGGCGGACAGTGATGGGGATGATCTTCTGCCCGATCTCGGCGCACATGGCCACGACGGCGTCGATGTTGCGCTGGTCGTCGTCAATGAACATGACTTGTGCTGGGTGGAAGAACTCGATCATCCGTTTGACCGCCTCGGCCTTGTACTCCCAGCCTTTGCGGTGGTCGTCTACCGGGCGGAAGTGGGCAAACATATTGCGGTTGCACACCCAATGCGGAGAAGCGGCGTCCGCCTCGGGCAAACGGCGGGCCCAGGTCTGCGCGCACATCGCCGGACGCAGCCCGGCACTGGCCAGGGTCTCCAGGGTGATCGCGCGGCAGGTCTCAGTCCGGCCGGTGCAGAGAACCGCCATGTGGCCGGTAGTCAGGGAGAGGTAGTTCACCAGGTCGATCATGTGCTGGATGGGGGTATCATCGACGCAAGCCTGGTTGAATGCCTCCCAGTCTTCGGTCCGGTGGCCGCCGTTCGTCGGTACCAGGTGATCGCGGTGGCTGTTATCCATGAGGACGCCGTCAATGTCGGCCACTACGAGAGTGAAGGTGTTTTGTTCGAGGTGCATAGGGGGTCTCCGAAAGCCGGGCACGGGGCCCGGCAGTGATGCGGTTAAGCGCCTGGGTAGGACTTCACGCCCAGGGGCATGTTCAACGGTGCGACGGGCTGCAGGCCTTGGGCGATGGCCTCGCTTTTGGTGTCGCAGTGCTGACACATGCCGGTTTTAGTGACCACCGCGACCCCTTGGCGGGAGCAGCGGCAGCAGGTACCGGTTGAGGTCTTCGGGAGCGTCTGGCTGATCGCGAGGGCTGCCGAGGCCATGCCGGCACTAGGGATGTTGAGGTTCATTCGGTTCGTCCTTCTGGTTGTCCCGCAGGTTCGCGGCAAAGACGATATTAACACCCAACTGCATGGCTTTGGCCAGTTTGGCTCCCGGCTTATCCCCGACGATGATCAGCTTTGTCCGCGGGCTCACACTGGCGCGCACCGTCCCGCCCAGGGCCGCGACCGCCGCCGTGATCGCACCTTTAATGTCGCAGCCGCCGGAGATGACCACCTCGACGCCCGCCTTGACCCCGTGGCCGGCAAGGGCGGCGGTCAGTCGCTCGCGTCGTGCTGCTGATGCCTTCTCCTTCGCCTTGTTCTCGCGGCCCTTAACCATCGGTGCCAGGTCTGGCCAGATTGCGACTGCGAAGGCGTCCGCATCGGCGACGTCACCGTCCCCGCCCATTACCTGGATGTGGTAGTTGTGCAGCGCCGCGCGGATCGACGTCAGAGTGCCGTACCCGGCCCGCTGCGCCTGGACGTTTTTAAGGAACCCGCGCAGGTGGTCTTCCGGCACCTTGATCAGGTTGTCGAATATCGCCTCGACGTCGGCCCAGTTGACGAACACCGCGCCGCCCAGGTCGCCCCGGCAGTGCGGGCACTTCACCCCTGGGTAGCCGGATTGCCGGTTGACGTGGCTCGGGATCGAATTGGACAGGACGACCCGGCCGCAATGCTGGCATTCGTGCTGCAGAGTGCGGACGTGATTCTGCGGGACTTTGCCGTATGGTGCGGCCATAAGGTACGCCGCGGAAACATGTCTCCGGCGGGTGGGCGAGGTATCCACCTTCTCGCCGCCCTTGGATCCGTGCGCCTCGCAGTATTCGGCCATCTTCCGGTATGCCTCGGCCGGGTCGAACCCCTCCCATAACTTGCTTTCCAGGATCGCCTCGGTCTTCTGGCCAGGACAGCCGAGCCACGCGATAACGTGATTCTCCAGGCTCTCGAAGTCCACGTTCACCATGCGCGGCATGTTTTGCACCTGAGCAGAGTCACCGGCCCACTCATCATGTGCGACGTGTTTGAACCCCTGCTCCTCTAACCAGGTACTCAGGCTGGGGGCGGCGTCTGTCAGTTTCGGGAACTCGAATCGGAATACGCGGGTGACGACCAGCGGCTTAACCGTGCGGCGCTCGGCCAGGTCTATCGGATCCTGCTCGGCGGATTTCGCGGTCAGCAGGTCCAGCGCCGAGTTTGCGCTATGGACGATATCCTTGTAGTCCTGGAGCTGGTCTTTGTGGCCGCGATTGCCGGCGGCGAGGGCTTTCTTGACCAGGTGCTGGATGGCAGGGTCTTTCACCTGGAATGCGTCCAGGACGCGGTAAACATCGACGTCAACGGCCAGCGGTTTATCGGTACCCGGTGCCCACCCGATCAGCTTGCGGCGGTACTTCTTGTTTTGCTCGGACATGATTGTCTCCTTGTTGGTTCGGTTGAAAGATTAACGCCGACCGGATCAGGTGTCAATCTGTTTTCAGGCAAAAAGAAACCCGGCGCGATGGCCGGGCTCGTTTTACTGTTCTGCGGGGTACGGTTCGTCAGGCTCCAGGATGCCGTTCTCGATCAGCTCGGTCCGGAAGTCCGGGCGGGCCATGATCGTCGCGGCCACCTTATTCGGCCCGGCGTGGTTGCGGGCGGCGTTCTCCAGTTGCTGCTCGATGTAGGCCCAGGCCTGCCGCAAGGTGCTTTGCCGGTTGCCCTGCTCGTCCGTGGCATGGTGCTTCTGGATGTGGCCGGGCCACTGGCAGCCGCTGCGAACGTCCGTTACGACGTGGTGGCCCCCGACGCTGGACAGGTGGACGGCCGCCTGGAACTCGGTCTCGCCGATCTTCACCGTGAACACCTGGCCGAGGACCATGCCGACGGAGTAGGGGATGCCGTCACCACCGACGTAAACGCCCAGCTCCTCGTCCGCCTTAACCTTGATGTAGATCTTGTGAAACTTGGCCATTAGATGCCCTCCAGGTCACGGTCGATCTGACGGCGCACCTCCGCCAGTCGCATCTCCCCAAGGCCCTTGAGGTAGTCGCGCTGGATGTAGAGGTCGCCGGTAGACGGTGGCAAGGTCTTGTCGAAGATCAGGATGGTCGCGCCGAACCCTGCGCCGACTGCGGCCTTACACCCGGGGCCAGGCTTGAACCAGGCGGGCCGCTCAAACGAGATGCGCCCCAGGATGTGGATTACGCGGTCTGCCCGAGGCATGTCGGAGATATCCACCTCATGCTGTTCGGCAGCAGCGCGGACGTCCTCGGCTACCACTGGCCACCAGGCCTCGCTCGTCGCGGACTTCACCACGAATACCGACTTGGCGCCCAGGTTTCGCTCCTCCCAGGTCTTGCGCATGATGTTCACCATGCCGGTGATCGGCTGGCCATCTTCGGAGCTGGCGATGGAGTACGGCGGGTTAGCGTAAGCCATCGCGTCGTCGCCAAGGTCAAACAGGTGGGCGGCCCAGTCCTGGGTCAGCGCATTATCGCGGGCCGTGTAGAAGTTGGCGCACTTCGAGTTGATGATCCCGTCGGTAAAAAGGTCCAGCTTTATGCGGCCGGCGCCGACGTACTCATCCACCGCGTAGAATAGCCAGTCCGGGGTCTGCCACTGGTCCCCGATCTCCTTATTCTGGTGGTGCTCCTGGGCCTTGATAGCCTCCAGGCGTCCGACGTAGTCACTCACCGTTGCTCGGCGGGTAGGCATTGCGTTACTCATTGAAACCTCTATGCGTTAATGGTCAGTCCAGAAGGGCGATGCCTGGCTTAGCGAGCGCGATTACGGCCCGCTGGACGGCAGCAGTGCGGGCACCATCATACCGCGCGTCCGCTGCGGCCTCATGCGCTACGCCGAGGCGCTTGATGCGGCGGTCGATCAGGCCGACGGCGCGGCCCATCGCTACGACGGTGCGGGTATCCTTGGCCGCCCAGAATTCCCAGGGGTAGCCCATATTCACGGCGCGGTAGGCGGCCTCCAGCAGCGAGATATCCATCGTGGCGCCATTGCCGCAAGGCGTGAGGATCGGTGCTGCGCCCAGCTTGAGGGCAAACTCGACGGTGTACTCGCTGTTCGCCGCCTTCTCCACCAGCCCGGTTAGCCACCAGTTGAACTGCATAAGCGCGGTGCTGAGCGCCACGGCGTCCTCGGTGGCCATGTCTTTGGCCTCCTGGCTCTGCCCATCCCACCACTTGACCGTTTCCGGGTCTACCGTCAGGCCGACCGCCAGGCACGACTCCTGGGTGATGTTGACCTTGAACGACTCACTGCTGAGCCCGTGGACGTCGTATGGCATGGTCACGGCGGCGCCGATAGACCGCAGGGCCGAGCCCGGGATCAGCCCCCAGGTCTCCAGGTCGATCTGTACTTGGATGGCCGCGGCCTGCTGGTGGAAGCCGTCGCCGGATTCCATGAGGCCGGACCCCAGGACCTCGGGGTCCATGATCGACTTGATGAGGTCGGCCTCCTCACGGGTGGGCAGCATATCGGCCGGGATCAGCAGGCGGGCGAGCGCGAGGCGGAGCTTGGTGATGCGGTTCATATTATTTCCTTTTTGTGATCTTGAACGGGTTTACGATTCGGTCAGCGCCGGGGAACTCCGTGGCCAGCAATTCCGCGCAGGCCTTGGTAGCGATCTCCAGGGTGACAGGGTTTATCACCCACCAGGCTTTAGACGATAGGCTGGCGATGGGCGCGACCTGGCGGGCGGGTATGGCCACAAGGTCGGACGGGTGGATGCCGAGAGGGCGGGAGATCGCGCCAATGGCGTCCTCCTTGTCCTGGGCGAGAACCAGGCACGGATTTGTGCCGGCGCTGGAGCAACCTACCAGGTAGGCGTTCATGGTGATAGCGGCGGGCGCCTGCCACCGTGGGACCTCACATTCTGGCACTTCGTCGCCGACGTCCCAGCACTTCCCGCAGCGGTGGCAATACACATCCTGGCCTCGGTTCTCGATCAGGTGTTCCATTAGATCTCCTCGTCTTGTTGCATTAGCGCGTAAAGCTCTGATTGCTCGGCCGCGTCCACCAGGTAATGGCTCTCGGCCTTGCGGCGCCAGGGCTCATCGTGTGGCACGACCAGGGCCCAGCGGTCCCGCATCTCCTGGAGCACAAAACGGCACTGCAGGATCACCGCTTGCAGGTCGCGGCAGCCGTCCACCTGGCCAGCTCCGGCGCAGTATGGGTTAACCGGCATGAGCATCGGGAGGCGGACCGCCGGCGGGTTGTGCAGCTTGGGGTTGTCCAGGCCCGCCCCTTGCACCATGAAGCGCATTTGGGCCAGGCGCAGCCCCAGGTCTTCCTTGTCGGCGCCCTTGTTCCACCGCTGGGCGGGGATGGCCCATAACGGGGTGATGTGGTGCGGCGTGACGCATGCCTGGATAACGACGCCGTGCGTGGAGAACTCGTCCCTGGCCTCGTCCAGGCGCATCGCCGAGCTGGGGCCACGCAGGGCAGCCCGGGCTATCAGGTTCGCCCATACCTGGTGCCGTGGGGTGAGGATCTTTTGCACCATGCCGCCCAGGATCTGGACCTCGACGCCGTCATAACTGATGAGGGCCATTGCTCCGATAGGGATGGCGTAGGTAAACCCGCGCATGTTGGCGCCCGGCGGGTTCATCTTGGTAACGTTCAGGTTGATATCGGTCACAGACCCTCCTTGTCCATGATCTCCTTGATGGCGGCATCGATCCGGGCGATGCGCCGCTCGGACTGGGCCTTGGCCTCCTGGAGGTGGTGGAGTAGCAGCGCCACGGCTTTCGTGCGGTCGGTCAGTGCCTTGGTGCGGCTTACCTCCAGGCGGCGCTTAAAGATGTTGTATACCTGGCTGCCGTCGCCGTTGTGGACTTCATAGCAATCGTGGTGCTCCCGGGCGAGGTAGGCCTCGCTCATCTTGGGGACCCATCCGCCGCGGACGAAGTAGATCTTGGGTGAATCGGTCATACCTGGCCCCACTGCTCGAAGTTGTCGGAGATGGCCTGGGTGATCTGCTCACATGCCAGTTCATGCCGGGCCAGGGCGGCGCTCAGTTGCTCGCGCTGGTACTTCACGGCGAGGTCGTGGTCGTGGAATGCGCGGTAGCCCCAATGCTTTAGGCGGGACTTGTGCATGCTATGGACGGCGCCGTGGGAGTAGTAAACCTGGTAGGACAGCTCGGTTTCTTTCTTGAGGCGGTACGTCTCGATCTTCGGAGTGTCGCCTGACGTGACGACGTAGAGGTTCGGGGCGTTATCTGGGATTGCTTTTGACATTGTGGTCTCCTCCTTTGAGTACCGTTGATCATAAGGCCCATAGATCTTATCGTCAATCGGTTTTCATCGCAGGCGTAAAAAAGCCGGGCACTTGGCCCGGCCTAACATCACCGCTCGCTAACGGAGATCCCTCGCAGGAATGAGACTACCGCGATGGTGTCCCCTGGTCAAACTCCTTCGGCTCCACTTTCGTGACGCGAACCCCAGGTTTCATCTCGATCTCGTCCAGCTCTACGTATTTTAACGAGATTGCCAGGCCTGCACGGCGAGCGATGTTGTGGAGGTTCAGGACCTCCCGTGTTTGGCGGAAGGGCAGAAAGAAGGCGTCACCGACGGCCATCGCCTTGAGCTTATCCGCTACGCCCGCCCATTCAGACTTAGATCTCGCCATCGTCCTCACCTTCATCGTTACTGGCCGCAATGACTAACTGGTGGTACTCGGCCTTGGTGATGCGCTGGTGGCCCTCGTCCAGGTCTACCAGGTAATCGAACTCCTCCTCGTTATCGCAGAAGCCGTAATTCTCCCAGTCGTCCTTCCAGTAGATCTTCTGGTCCGGGTCCGGGCTCTCCGGTGCGGGCTCGTCGTCCAGGGCGTCCAGGTCGCGGTTGCTCTTGTTCGCCAGTTCCGGGTTCGCCTCCAGCGTGGCATTGAAGCGCGCTTTGTACCCGGCGCCGCGCAGCTCCAGGAACTTGATCTTGGCGGCATACCGGCGGACGTCTTCCGAGTCGGTGGTGTAGCCCAGGCCCAACGTGTCGGCTATCAGCGCGCGCTCGCGAACCAGTTGACCCAGCAGGTCGTCCAGGAAGACGGAGATGAGCCAGATGGTGGCCACGCCACGCTCCCAGCCGGACGATAGGTGGCCGTTCTCCTGGTACTCCTGGGTCCGCGTCTCGATCAGGTTCACCGGCTCGGTGCTCTTGTCGGCGGGCCCGAATTTCTGGATGTAGCCCTTGGTGTTCATCTTCACCTCCCAGGCGTTCGCCCGGGATTCCACGTCTGCCATGCCCATCGGGTAGATGGTGAAGGTCATCGCGTCCACCACTACCTCGGGGCGCTCGCTCATCATGGGGTACGCCGTGCCGGTCGTGCTGTTCAGGCTCTCACCCTTGATCGCGTAGGTGGCGCCGTCGTTGGTGTCCACCAGCTTAGCCTCGGTACCCGGCCAGAAGCGGAGCCCTTCCAGGTCGTCAACGGAGACCTCGGTTACGTCGGTGCCCAGCGGCGCGGTATTGACGATCATCTCCTTGAAGAAGTATTCCAGGCGGTCTTCCTGGGAGATCTTCTGCGCCGGGAAGGTGCCCAGCACGGAGCGGAAAAGGCCGCTGGCGTCTTCTGCGGTCTTCGCGCTGGAGGTGAAGAAGATGGCCAAGCCTTTATGGAACATCACCGGGACCTGTTTCGGCCGGATAGGGGCAGTCTTGAGCATGGTGGCGACCAGTTGCTCCTTGAGGATGGCGATATCCTTATTGTTCGCCAGGCGGTCTTCCCGCTCCTCGAAAGCAGCGATGCGCTTAGTCAGCTCAGTGGCGATACTGACCGCCGGCAAGACGCGCTCCCGGACCTCGGCGTATACGACGATCGCAGTCGAGCCGGGTACCGCCACCGCATAGGCCGGTTTCCCCTTGTAGTCTTCGTGCCCCTCGGCGGCGCTGATAGGCGCGAAGCCCCAGGCGCGGTAATTGCTATCTGCCGGATCCTGGATGGGGTCACGGCTGAGATAGTGGGACAGGTTGACGGCGGTCTGGTGCGCCCATTGCGGGTCCTCGTTGATGCCGCTCAGGGACAGCAGCACGGCATTGATGCGATCTACCCCGAGCTGGAGGAGCTGTTTCTTTGACATATCCTCCTTGAATGCGCCGATGATATCGGACGTGTCGGTCTCCGCCAGCGAGGCCAGGGAGTAGATGATCGCCTTGTTGAGATGTTGTGAGATCTTTGCCATGTGCTTGGGTCCTATTTAGCGGCGGCAGGGGCCATTCCGTTGCGGGAATGATGGTGATAAATGGTGTTCGTGATTCGGGACAGGTGGAACCCGGCCTCCAGCAGGCGCTCGCGGGCACACTGCAGGGACGACATGGTCAGGTCGAAACCTTCGTCGTGGGCCTCCCAATATCGCTGGGTCTGGCCGGCGAAATCCGGATCGCCGCTGTTAGCCCCACGACTGGCCAGCTCGACAAACTGGTTTGCCTCCAGGGCGATATCAGTGGATGCCTTGACGGTGTCCTTGCGAACCGCGCGGGCCACGGCCTCGATCATCGGGCAGTAGCGGGCCCGCATCATGTGCAGAGTGGCGATACTCGGTTGAACGATGCCGCTCTCGGCCAGGTACTCCTCGCCGCGCTCCCGGTGGCACACCAGCTCATGGACCGCGTGGTACCACTCGTCAGACGGCATGAGGACCACTGGGCGGTCGCCGGTGCTGCTCTGGTTGTAGAGCGCCATGATGTTGCGGTACTCGACGTGGCCCTCGGGCACGAATACCCCGAACACGGCCATTTGGTTATCCGCCAGGCGGCCTTCGGTGATCTTGTCGTGCAGGGCGATCAGCGCCGCGTATTGCTCGTCAGTCAGGTAGCGGCGGCAGTCGTTCTCGCCGAAATACAGGGTTTCTCTCAGTTGATCAGACATTCGTTTACTCCTGGTCACATGGGTATTCCGGGCGAGCGCGTCCGAGTAAGGTGTGCAGCGCGCCCAGTTGGCTTGTCAGGTTGGATTGGATCATGGCGAGGGGCGCATTGGCGAAGACGTTGGCCGCGCGATAGTGCAGCCGCGGGTCTTTCTCCAGCTCGGCGATGAGGTCATCGACCCGGCACTTCATGTCGGCGCCCAGCAGGCGGTCGCGGTATTTGACGCCATCGGCAAGGCGCGCCGGGTCAGTACCGCGGATGTGCAACATCATGATCAGCAGCCCCAGGTCTAACAGGTTGCCGGGGTTAGACTTGTCCAGGCAGCGGATAAACAGGGTGATGATGTTGTCCTCGGTGGCACTGTCTTGATCGTACCAGCCGCCACGGCCAAGGGCGCGCCCGGCGGCCATCTTGGCTTTGAGCGCAGCCGCGTATTCATCGATCGCCGTGTCATCCTGGGCAGCGCGATACTTGTTATCCACGGTCGCCCCCTTCCAGTGCGTAGTTCTCGTCGCCGGCAGCGTCGGCGTCCTGTTGTGCCTCGAAACTGGCGGCGGTCAAGGCGGCCAGCTCGTTATCCATCTCGGCCAGCTTAGCGTCAGCCAGGATCTCGTCGTCGGTCTTCGCGCCTTCCGGGACCAGGTCGAAACGGACGTCCTTCGTGGCGGGGTCGATGGCCACGTTCACCGGTACCCGGCGGTCCAGGGTGAACACGTCGTTCGGGATAACCAGTGAGGTTGTGCCGGCGGCGCGCATGGCGGCCCAGGCGGCGCACTTGACGTACTGGTGAAGGGTCTCGCCATACATCGCCTGCTGCGCGCTCATGGCCTCGTTGTAAGAGTCCTCCGCATCGACCAGGCCGAAATCCGCCTTGATCTTGGTGATGAGCTGGTGGGCCTCAGTCAGATTGCGGGGGGCGGTGATACGCTTGCGCATGCGGCGTCCTGCATTGTTTTCCATCATATTTCCTCGTCGTCTTTGGCGTTTACGTGATAGGTGGTGCGGTATTCCATTGGTAGGCATTGCGTGAGAGACCGGCCGATCGCCTCGGCGATGGAGTAGTCGGCCGCCTCTACCTTGAACCGGGCGACCAGCGAGAACTGCTGGAACCCGTCTTCTTCGGTCTCCCTGGTGATCTCGACCACGTAGGGATCCAGTGGTATCGGTTTGCTCACTCCTGGCCGCCCCACAGCTTATCGATGGCGCTCTTATCGATCAGGCTGGCGAGGCCTGCCGGTCCGATGCGCTGCAGTGTTAGGGCTACGCGGATGGTGGTCTCCAGCTCGGCGGGCGCCACCACCAGGTCCTTAATGTGTGCGGCCTTTACCGAGTGGACACTGAATGGCTTGTCATCTGATTCGGAGCTGTAGGTGATCAGGTCGCCAGTGACCGGGTCCTTGCCGACTACGATGTGGCAATATCGGTTAGCCGGGGATGCGTTGGCGTGGCCTTTGAGGAGCACGACCTGATTGAGGAACGGGATCTTATCCTCTATGTCGATCTCATCGCCGAATGCGGACAGCAGGTGGGCGATCGCCTCGAAGGCCTGCGGGTTGCCGCCGAACCAGTATTGCAGCGAGCGGGTAGGGTTATCCCCGGTGTCAAAGGCGGGCCCGGTGATCTGCAGCCGGTACCCCTTGAGGTCGCCCTCACCGGTCAGCCTGACATGGGTGGTCACATCTGGGCTGCCATCCTCCCGTTCGGCGAACTGGGTCAATTTGAATTTGCCGCCGGCCAGGGTGGCGCCAGCGCCGCATTGCTGGAAGCTGCGATACATGCCCTTGAGCGTGTGGGCCACGGTGTCCGGGGTGAGCGATACGATTTTCATGCGAGGGTTCTCCGGGTTACTCGGCGCGAGTTACGAGTGCCACTACGAACAACCGGCCTGCGATCATGACCGAATCTACGTTCGTGGTGTAGCGGTTGCCGGTCAGCTTGCTTGCCCGGCTGACGGCGGCATTGATGTTGTCGCGGACCTTGCCCTTGGTGGTGGCCACGACTTGCGCTGCGCTGGCCAGGTTGATTGTGCCTGGCACTTCGGCGTTATAGATAAAGGACCGGCCTACATCCAGGGCGGCGATGTAAGAGGTATTGCTGCCTGGGCGGCCGGTCGGGGTGGAGTCCACCGCTTCCGACGGCGCGACCGGTGCAGCGAGGATTTCCGTTCTGAGTGCATCTTGTGACATGGTCGTCTCCTGGTTTGTGTGAAGTGATCCTAATTCACGTTGAATCTATCGTCAATCTGTTTTCTGTTTCCCATTTGAGCCGCGGCGTGGCAAAGTATCTCCCGTGGCTGCCCAGGGAAGGGCGCACGGGATTGTCTCAGGCGTTCAGCCCCGCTCCGGCGGGGTTTTTTCATGGGGGAGCGGTCATGCTCGGATGGCGCAGTGCGAAGGATGCGAAGGCTTTAGGGTTCACCCATCATGGCAGCTATTACGGCCTGCCGATCTATCTGGGGTTCGAGGGCGAGCCAAGCGTGGACGCGGCGCCGCTGGTGGCCGTTAAGTGGGCGCCCCTGGAGCTGGTGTTCGATCTGTTTGTGCTGCTGGAAGACTTCTTCCGACCGATGATGTTCCCGGACGATGAGCCGGGTTTCCAATTTCAGGTAGGCGACAAGCTCTGACCCGCTCTCGTCTTCCTACCAGGCCCGCCTAGTGCGGGCTTTTTTGTGCCCGTCAGCCGGCGAGATCTCCAAAGTAAGCCGTCAGCCGGCGAGGTCTGCAGAGTAAGAAAAGTGTTTGACACTGCAAATCGGTGTCGCTATGCTCTCCCTACCGAATGAAGGAGGACGCATGGCGAAGAAACGGAAACCTGGAGCCGCAGCACGGAAGCGAGCCATCGCAGACGTGACTGACCAGGTGATGAAGGCGCTCAAGAAGTTCGACGTCTACATCTATCACGCGGCTACATCTACCGGCAGCACCTATCTAAAGTTCCGCCGCCGGGGGATGTGCTCAGTACGGATAAGTGATCACACGGGTCGGGAGCGGTACCACTACCGGTACAACGTGAGGCTGGACCACCAGGGGGCGCCGATGCGGACGACGTCGTCAGGATGGATTCAGCTCTACTACAGCCCCCGGGATATCGACCAGCTTGTGGCGGATGTGCAGGCCAAATGGGATGCGCTCAACCGAGAGGACGGGCCCCCGGTTAACTTCGACACCTCAGTTCCGCCCTGGGGATCACCAACTAAGGAGGCCGCTTATGGCCAGTAATGAGGAACGGTGCCCGTGCTGCAGGCCCATCGAGGACGTGGCCGACGCGATAGCCATCGTCGCCGACCTGGGCCCAACGTTGATGCAGATGTACGACCTACGCATCGAGGCGGTGCGGCAGATGGATATCCACCTGGCCCGCTCAGGTGTGTCGCCGGACGACATGAATCACCCGCTCAACGTGGCACTGATGCAGGCGCAGACCGAGATCCACGCGCTGCACATCCTGGTTCGAGCCTCGGGCGTGATGGCCGGGATCCCGGACTGCGCCGACGTTGATTGGGACGACGCGGCCGCCGCTTTCCACAGCGACACCGATTTCACTCAGGGCAGCACCGCTGCTCCGGTAGACAAGACCAAACACTAAGAGGTTTATCATGGCAAACGCATTTATTCACAGCCCGGCATTCGGCCTGATCATTATCCTGGTGGCCCTGGCCGTCGCTGCCATCGCTATCCATATCAGCAATAAAAACCTTGAGGCGAAACGGCGCGCGGCAGCCACCGCACCGCTCAGCCGTCCAGGGTTGCAACGTGGCGGGGTCAAGCTGCAACACGGGGACAACTGGCAGGCCGTCTGCCCGGATTGCGGCGCGTTCAACGTGTTCTATCGCCGGTCAGGTCTGGAGTGCCGCCACTGCCAGAGCGAGCTGGCCATCGTGGGGGGATGGCAGGGTGGTAAGGACGAACCGGTGGGCGTGTTCTCCAGGACCACTCAAAACCGCACTGACCGGGCTATGTGGATCGCCACCAACAATCCACGGATGGACGGTGTACCGGTATGGTCCCGCCAGGTATTCCAGGATATCCCCGAGAACGAGCTGCGCCCGGTGAACCCTGAAACCGATATGGACTGGCGCGAACTCCGGGACTACATGCCGATCCTCTGCCCGAGCTGCAAGGCTGCACCCCTGGCCGACTGCCCGGACTGCTTGAGAACGGGGTTTCGCACCGTGCCGCTGGCCGAGTGGGACCAGCCTGATCAGCAGCGCCTATCGAATGCCGCGATCCGCCAGCTCCGTGATACCTACAGCATGCGATGCGGTGGCCTGGATAACGCCAAAGAAACCCACGCGATGTTGTACCACCAGGCAGCCCGTGGCCTTGGCCCCCTGGTAATGAGCGGCAGCCGTCAGCGCATGGACCCGAGCGTCCTAAAAGCCGCAGCCGGCGACGAGTTACCGCCGGCACCGGTTAAGCCGGTCGAGCCGAAAAGCCGCAGCCGGAGAGATGGCGAGCGGCCGGCGGAGGACCCGGTGAACGAGCGCGGTTTCCACGTCGGCGGGTATCAGCCGCACCCAGACCCGGAAGGCCGAGACCCGCGCCTACCCCCACGCAAACCGTAATCCCCCTCTGATCTGCCCGGCGAGTTTCGGCCCGCCGGGTCTCCAAAGTAAGCCCGCCCTCCAGAATTTCCCAGAATTTCCAGCCAGCAGCTTTCAGCCTGCGAGATCTCCAAAGTAAGCCGTAGAAATTTTTGTAGACGATAGGGATCCGAAGTAGCGCCGCCGGGCTCCCCCGTGTAGGCGTGATCACGGGCGGATCATGCGCGTCGCGATAAGAGGCCCGCGATCCGCGCATCGCGTCAAAAGGATCAGGCCCGTTTCATTGCCTGGCCAGGGGGCCGGGGCCCTGGTTCGCCCCTGGTAGCCGCTGAAAAAATTTGTAGAAAGTAGTTTGACACCGGTTTTAGGTGTCGCTAGTATTTGCGGCATGGAGCAACAACGCCCCGAACCTGGAGACTATAAAAATGATCACTAAATCCCCGCAACACGTCAGAGAAACCGCCGCCGGAAAACAGATTTCCGCCTGGGTTGTGCTGTATACCGGCCGCCGCGCTGGAGAGGTCGCCGCTAAAGTGACGGCCCACTATTCCGCCGCCCGTGTCCTGGTGAACGTGTCAGACGTTGAGGGCTACCGTTGCGCCACTGGCGACCGACTCGAAAACGCGCTTAGCTTTTTGACGGTGGACGGCGTCCGCGTCTTCGATAATTGCACCGTGCCGGAAGACGGCGCCAAATGGTTAAAAAAGGCGGCCGCGATTTATAAGAAATATGCGCTCCCCGAATTGCCGGATCTGGGCATAGATCAAACAGGGTTATCCTGGGCCGAATATACCGCCGAACGGGCGAAACAGATCACCCCGGAATATAGGGCCGCCGTTCAAGCGCGCAACGATATTAAGAGCCAGCGGATCGCGGCGATGGATAAATTAGAAGTCCAGATCCTGGCGCGCGGAATGCGGTTTGCAAATGGCGACGATACCGGGCCGAAATCAATTTACTATATCGCCGGTTTAGACCGTCTCGCCGTAATGGGTTATCAAGTTATTCAAGCGATTTAAGGGGCAGATCATGACTAAACAAAATATCTCTGAAAAGCTGGCCGCATATATCGCCCGCAATACTCCGAGCTGGGGCAATCGCGAATATCCGCTATTCACGCAAGACGCCGCCAACGCTTGCCCGTCTGCCCGTTACGTGGGCGGGGTTTCCCGCTGGTTGTGCGAGTGCCGGATCCCTGGCCAGTGCGGCGGCGTCCTGGCGGCGGCAATGGGTAAGCCTGACGGCGTGGGCGTAGAGTCCGCCAACGAGGAGATCGCCCGGCTTGGTGTCGTGACCATTGACGACCCGGAAAACCCGGACGGCCCCCGCAAGCTCTGGAGTTATCGCGGCGTTATGGTCCCCCGCCCGTCACCGGCTGGCGACTACCTGGCCGACCTTTTCCGGTTGTTCGGAATAGTGCCGGGGCAAACCGCGCATTCCGGCCGCTGGCATGTTCGCATATTGGCCAAGGTCGAAACCGGCGGGTTGCATGAATGGGAAACAGAGATCAACGGGTATCCTATTTCGATAATCCGTTATTACACCGGACAGGATTTTAATATCGGTTGCGTCGCTGATCTTATGTGCCGCCCGTACCGCGTCGAATTTATAAAGGCGCTCTGATGGACGGGTTAGGCCTGGTATTAACAGGCGCCTTTATTCTGTTATTGGTTTATTGCTTTACTCGGAGATTCTAAAAATGATCGCAACTCTGCACACTTCAAAATTTAATATTGAATCCACTTTCGCCGGTTTTAATTACCCGCGATATATTGCCGCCCTTCCCCGTGGCAGCGTGGCCGACCGCCTGGCCCGCCGTTCGCCGGTCGTGTGTGGCAAGACGTACCAGCCAGCGCCGGACCCGGTCGGGGGTCGTGGGACCCTGGCGCGCGGGTTCTACCTTGGCGACGGGTCGCAACCCTTCACCCGCTGGGAATGGTGCGACGACGTGGACGATCGGATCTTGCACACTGGATGGTTTGCCGACCCGGACGGCGACGGCGACAAGGTCCGGGGGATCGTGGTCCGCTTGTCTCACGGGCGCGGTTTCCTGGCGGGCTGGGCAATGGGGGAAGGTATGGCCGGGACCATATACCGGGACGTGTACGCCGACGCGGTAGACGCTGCCAGGGCCGCCGATAGCGTGGCCGAAGCGGTGGCCGCTGAATCGTGTGATACCTACGAATGGCCACCCGTTGACCTTGACGACCTGGAGGCGCTTGATCATGACTGAAAATATCAGGGCCCTGATCATGACCGTGGCCGCCTTGTCGCCGCTGGCCGTGTGGTTCTTCTTCCCTGACGTGCCATTGCGGCGGATCACCGGCCTGGCCGTGTGTGCGATCGTCGTGGTCGGGGTTGTCCTGGCGGTTCCCGTGCCGCATGACGACGACACGGATCAAGGTTGATACAGGGGGCCCCGCCGGGCCCTTTCTTTTTATCTGAAATAAGTTTGACACCGGTTTTAGGTGTCGCTATAGTCTACGGCATAGGGCAACAACGCCCCGAACCTGGAGCCATAAAAATGATCGATAAATCCTACACCGACAAAATGATCGAGCTGATCGGCCCCCGCCTGGCCGATCTATTCCTGGCCACCGTCCCGGCAGCGACACACGGCGAGATCTTGCGCCAGGTGATCGACCACGGCGGCGACCTGTCCAGCGTGGCCACCGTCACCGCTACCGTGTGGCAGGTCGGCAGCTCATGCGCCCGCCATACCCTGATCCGCACCGTGCCGGGCGGCTACCTGGTCGAAACCTTCGAGCCGTTGACCGGTTCGGGCGCGGTCCTGGCTTCTGTCCCGGTTGAGGTGGCCAAATGAGCGCCGGTTATGTGTTCGGCGTGGCCGGGGATAAAGGCGGCGTGATCGACGTGAGCGCCACCATGATCGGGGCCATGAACTACGCCCGCCGCCACGGCCTGGGGACCGTTTACGCCCGATACCTGGGGCCAGGTCCCGGCTACGCCTTCGACGTGGCGCACCTGGTAGCCGGTTCCCGTGGCGGCCGCGCCCGCTGGGTTCGCACCTTGACCGGTTGCGGGCCAAACCTGAACGGCGGCAAGGCCTACCCGGTGCCGGTGCCTGCCAGCCCCTGGGGCAAGTCCTGGACCGTGATCGGTGTGTACCGGGACAACGGGCAAACATTCGTTGATCACGTCGGCCCCGGCTCACTGGACGACGCCCGCAACGGGGCCCCGGAAGGGGTGGAAGTGGTCGCCGTAGTACCCGGCAAAGTGGACAGCCGCCGCGCCTTTTATGCTGACAACCTGGAGATCTTCTAATCATGGCCATGATGCAAACCACAACCGCCCGCCAGGCGATGATCAAAGCGGCCGCCCTTGGGGCGACCCATTCCCAACGCTGGGAAGTTTTACACAATGGCCATTGGCGGCTTTTCAGCCTGGCTTTCTATGACCTGGACGCGCCAGCGCGCGCCGACGGTCTGGCCGTTGAGGTCGCCACCTGGCAAGCAAACTTTAAAGTTTTCGATAGTCTGGCGCGTCTGTCCTGCTATGCCGACGGCCGCAACCTGGACCGGTCCGAGCGTAATCAAATGTTTATCTCTACCCCCGAGCGGATCGGCCCCGAGTTCTACGGCGAGGGCGCTATCTGATGGACAAGGTCGAGATCATGATCCTGGTGTTCCTAATGGCCGTCGTCGCTGGCGCTTATTCGGTCCATTGGCTTTTCGGCCTGGGAATGTCGTTTGTAGTGGCCGCCGCGATGGGCGATCACTCTGCCGCTAAAAATGTGAAGGGGTTCAACCATGCAAAGCACAACTGAGATCCGCACCTACCGCGTGACCTGGTCAATCGACGTAGAGGCCACCAGCGCGAACGGCGCCGCCCTGGACGTCGCCCGCGACTACCTGCAAGCCGGGCACACGGCGACCGTGTTTAATGTCGCCAAACGCTGGCGCGAGGTGCCTTTGTACTCTGACCCGGTAGAGGTGGACACCGCCAGCGGCACGGAAGCGGAAGACCGCGCCGACGCCTGGGACAAGCTGCACACCGATCTTGATGAATACAGCCTGACCCATGACGACGACCGCGCCGCCGTCCTGGCACACGTCGCCCATAACCTGGCCGCCCTACTGCCGCCCGCCGCGCTAAAGGCTGCCATAGATAGCGCCGTCGCCGACGTCCTGATCTGCCGTGAGCCTTCCAGCGGCCAGGGCAAGGCCGACGAACTGCGCCGCATGATGGAGGGCGCCCAATGACCACCGACGACGCCCCCGAGATGGTCCACTATCGCCAGTTGGGCGCGGGTTATGAGGACTCTTTCAGACGGGGCGACCGTGCAGCCCTGATCAGTATGCTGGACAACCAGATCGCATACCTGGAGCGCCTACCCGGTAGCCTGAACATGTGGCGGACCCCGTCCGGGTTGTGGGTTGACGTGATCACGGTTCTAGCCCTGGCCCGCCAGCGCCGGGAACGGTTCAACCAAACCAACGCGGCCGGGGATTGCTGGCCCTATAGGGGGTGATCATGCCGTCATTCTGTCCCGACTGCCTGGAGGCCGCCGCCCTGGATCCACGCTTTACCGCCTGGGCCGTGGCGCATGGCCTGGCCTTCGACCTGGGGGCCGCCTGGGAAAAGTCCGGCGCCTACTACTGGACGGCGGAAGCGGCCGACGTGTTACGGGTCGCCCCGCCCCGCCTAATGACCGGCGCGCGCATGGAGCCAGAGCAGGCCGCCGCCCATATGGTGATCCGCGATGGCCTGGCCCGGAATGCCTGCCGCTATTACGCCGCGTACCTGGACGGCCTGCCCCCGGATCACTCTAAAGCGGTGCGGGCCTGCAATTGTGAGAAAGCAGATTGACACCGGTTTTAGGTGTCGCTATATTTACCGGGTAGGGCAATCCCGCCCGGCATGGAGACCATAAAAATGATCAAGTCCACTGTTAACAAGCCGACATTTTGGCAAGCGATCCGCGACCTGGAGAAGAAGACCGGCGGCGAGGCCGTCGCCATTGTTCGCGATGGTAAATTTATTTCCCTGCAACTGGCGCTAAGGGGTGATGAGGATTTCGAGACCCTGCACAAGGCCGTGACTTGCTACGGCGCCGGGGCTACCTGTGAAAAGTGGATCCGTTGGTTCGGCGAACTGCTGCCCCTGCTGGTGGCCGAACGTGAAGCCAAAGACCGCTTGATCGAATCCCTGGCAATCAGCCCGGCGGCCACCAGCAACCCGGCGCCAGTGGCCGACGCCCTGCCCCCGCAAGCGGTGATCAATCAGTGGGCCAATATTCGCCAGGGCTGGACCGTGTTTTTTATCCGGGCCTTCGTAGAGAACGGGCAGATCACCGACGTGGCAGAGGTTCGCGGCTACATCGACCGCGCCGGGATCGACGGCCATATCCTGGTCAACTCTATGACCCAAGGGGCCGGATCTTTCCCGTTGCGCCTGGTCGTTAACTCTGGGCTAACAATGTGCGGGTTCTCTACCCCATACGCCAACGCGGCGGGCGGTGCGCCGGTTATGGGATACGCCGTGATCGACCCGGACACCCCCGAGAGCGTGATCGCTGATCAGCTTGAGACCTACGGGGCCCGCGCCCGTGCTTCTCTACGTGACAAGGCCACCGCCGAACTGATCGACGGCCTGGCAGCCCTGGCCGCTTTGTCGGTCCCGTTCCTGCCCGAGAGCATGCCCGCCCCGTCGCTGATCCGGTCGTCGGGTGAGCTGGAGTTACGGCCACCCTTCCCCCTGGAGCCTGGCGAGATCACACACCCGACAAGCGGGGCCCGCGCCTACTTCCGCCAGGAATACCGCGCCGCCCTCTACGGCTGGCAGGACCCGGCCACCGTTCGCCGCCAGCGGGATTTATTGGCCTGGGTTGTCCTGGAGCTGATGAGCTGCGCGGACCCGTCCCGCGATGCGGCGGCGATACGCCGTGCCCGCGACCTGGTGGACCAAGCCCGCCGAATGGGGGCGCCGGTATGATCTTTCGCTCCGAACTGCTGGAGGCCGTCGCAAGCGGCCGCCCGTTCCTGGTCGTCGTGGCCAAGGACTACGCCGGACGCCTGGCCGGGGAAGTGATAAGCCGCCACCGGTCGCAATCCGGGGCCGAACGTAAATCAAAGACTCGCCGGGGCGCCTGGGAAGTTGTAGACGCCGCCCGCCAACTGAGGATCGCATAATGAACACCGCCCGAAACCTTACCAACGCTCGCAACCGCTGGCGCCAGGCCATGACCGCCGCCGGGATTGACGTCGCCCTTGTAGATGATCAGGCCGTCGCCGTGTGGCCCCTGGCCGCTGGCAAGTCTGCCCGCTATGCCTTCGCCGTGGTTAGCCGCCAGGCGAACCCGGACACCGCCGCCGGTATGCTGATCACCGTGGCCAGCATGCACCAGCTCGCCGACCTGCTGGCCATCCTGGGGGCGATGGAGTGGAAGATCTCGCACGGCCCGATCCTTTCGCTCATCCCTGGCGATATGTACGGCGAGATCGCCGGGCGTAAGCGGGCAGGCACAACCGCGTTTGAGTTGTTCAACGGTCCGAACCTGGCCGAGTCGCACCGGGTCAAGCCCAACAAGCCGCGCGCGGATCGGCTCTATGTGACCGGCCCGGCCCTGGGCCAGGGTAACAGCGTGAAATCTGAGAGCGGGCGCGGCCGGGTTGAGTATGCGCCGTGCTGGAATGAGTCGGCCCCCTGGATCAGCTACTACAACGGGACGGCGGGCCGGTCATTCAAGACGATCGGCGACGCGGCGCGGCACTTCCGGGATCACTATCGTGACCCGCTGGAGCTGCCGAACCTGGCCGCCGCTTACCGGCCCTGATCTCTACCTGGTAACAGCCCGGCCCCGTGCCGGGTTTTATTTTGCCTGAAATAAGTTTGACACCGGTTTTAGGTGTCGCTAGTATTAGGGCTAAGGGCAAACCCGCCCATCCTGGAGCATAAAAACATGAAAACTATCGCCAGCTATCCCGCAATGACCGTTGTTGACCTGGAACAAGAGATCATCGAGATCCGCGATCTTGATTGCGATTGGTTGAACCCGGCGCGCCGCATCTTCTGCACTGAGTTTAAAGCCGTTCGCGGGGACACTCTTTTTAACGCCGTTACCCCTGGCAATATCTGGGAATCACACCAGCGCGACGGCCGGGCCGACCGCATCCCCGCCGCCCTGGAGCGCGCCGAAAGCCTGGGGCACGAAAAATACTGGTTCAACTCTGACGCGGTTTGCCTGTCCAGCGAACCCGGCGAGCGTGAGACCTGGCATTTGCTGCGAGACGGCCAGATCGTGACCATGCGCGGCGAGCGGTTTGTGATCCGTGTCGGCCACCGTGGCGCCGTTCGCCTGGAGGCGGCCCCGGCACCGGTTGAGCCGGTAGCCGCCCCGCGTGAGCTGCTGCAATACGCCGCCCTGGTCGAAGCCCTGGAGGCTGGCCCGGTGCGCCTTGGGTCGCTCACCCTGGAGAAGGGCGCCAGCCGCTACTTGATGCGGGATGAAAGATCCGGCCAGGCCCACAGCCTGGAGATCTCCGAGACCTGCCCGACCCGCTTAACCGCCCATTGGCTGGGATTCGTGACCCATGCGCAGATCAACCACGGCGAGGACCTGGTGATCCGTCTGCCTGCCATGCTGCCGAACGGGCGGGGGGTCTATGACTGCGACAAGGTCGCCCTGATCGACTACCTGGACGATCTCGCCAGCGATGAGGGCCACCCGCTGCACGGCCTGGAGTTCCGGATCGATCACTCGCCTTGCAGTGTGTGCGGTGCGCCCCAGTTCTGGGGAGACCTGGAGCGGATAAAAGCGGCGGGCCTGTTTGCGCTGGTGTCCGGGTTCCTGGAGCGCCGCCCGGCACACCGTTTCGCCGTGACCCTGCCGAACGACGCCACCGCCGAACAAGTCCGGGCCGCTCATGGCTACTTTGCCAAGACCTGGGGCGGGGCGCCGGTGGACTTCAAACAGGGCGACGCCCTGGACGTGGTCGGGCTGGTGCATGATGACCCGGCCGCACACCGGGCCCGCGCTGCCCTGGTGGCCGCCTTCGAGGCCGTCGAATACCTGGCCGAAGTAGCAGAGGGGATCAGATCCCTGGAGCCTGGCCAGGTGATGGACGCGGAAGCGGTGAACGGTGATTACCTGGTGTTACATGCCAGCCGCAACGAGCGGACCGGCCGCACCAAGATCCGGGCGCTCAAAGGCGAGTTTGAGGTTGCCAACGCCTACCCGGAAGCCATGATCGCCGAACTATTCACAATGAAATAAGTTTGACACCGGTTTTAGGTGTCGCTATATTAAGGGGGTAGGGCAATCCCGCCCCCAAGCCTGGAGCATAAAAACATGAAAGCCCGCGTTATTGGAAACCCTTACAACCTCGGGAACGGTTATTACCCGGTCGGCCAGATTGTCGAGATCGAGCGCGAAACCGCCCATTATTACGTCCTGGTTAAATCCTCTTACCGCATCAGCAAAAAGACGCTGGCGCTCACTGGCTGGGCCGGTCGTTATGCCCACACTATCGAGTTTGAGATCATCGCCGACGCACCGGACACCACCGCCCCCGCCCCGGTTGCCATGAATACCGAGATCCTGATCGCCACCACCACCGCCGAAGCAGAGACCGCCCGCCAGGTGGCCGACGTCGCCGAATGCCTGGGGAGCCTGGGCCCGGTGTCCAAAGACTACGAGCCGATCAGCGAAACCGTGGCGCGGGTATTCGCTCGCCTGCCGGTCGGCGTGGCCGTGCGCGACGCCCTGGACCGTCTCGGGGATCTGCCCTTCGTGCTGACGGCCTACCCGGTAGGCGCGCAAGACATGGCCCCCGCCGCCGCTAAGCCGTCACACTTGCAGACCGGCGCCGGTGGCCTGCCGTTGCCCTGGGTCTACCAGTGCGGCCAGAGCGGCGAGGACTACCGCCACAGCCGCGAAGCCTGGCGCCAGGAAGTCGAAGACGGGAACACACAGCGCGGCTATTGGGAATGGGTGGACGCGCAGATCGAGGAAACCGAAGACGCCGCCGATCTGGAGGTGCGCCAGGCCCTGGCCGACGGCTTGACCGTTGTCACCGTTGACCGTGCCCTTGTGGGCGACGATGAGGCGTTATGCGAGCTGCAACGCTGGCTAAACGACTGGGGCGATTCCTGGGTGATCACTGACGGCACCAAGTTTCGCGCCTTCCCTGGAGACGTCACCACCGTGATCGGTACGCTGCCAGAGGGGCGAGCTAGTGCCCTGGAGCGTGAGATCCTGGGGTGGCTGGCAGAGCGGGAGGGCGAGAGCCTGCCCCATGCCGTCGTATCCGTTGGCACGGTCTGGAACGCGCGAGACGTCCCCGCCCTGGACCTGGCAGGCGTGATCAACCGGGTGGCCGCATGCTACACCGGGATCACCCTGGAGCTAGGGGAGAACGCGCCCAACGCTAACGGCCTGGTGATCCGCTGGGACCGCACACCGGGCGAGGTCGCCGAACGGGAGATCCGCGCCGCCCTGGTGGCTGCCCTGAACAAGATGGCCGACGCCCTGCCAAAGTGCGCCCTTTCGCTGGCGGTGCCGCTGGAGTGGAACGGCCGCACGGTTGACCGGGATCGCCTGGCCGCATGGTGTGGCCGTCAAGGGGGGAATGATTTTGCGCTCGCCCTGGCCGTTGTCCCTGGTGCCCGCCTGGCGCTGCACTGGGTCACAGGTCCGCGCCCGGTCGCTGGCCTGGAGGCCGGGATCCTGGCTGATGCTCGGACGTGGCTTGATGAGCTGGGCGCCCTGGATGATGAGGACGCCGCCGAACCGGTAGACCTGGACGACGTCCCGGCCGAACCGGCGAGCGTGGTCAAGTGTAGCGCATGCACGGCCCGGATCGTGGTGCCTAAGTCCTGGAACGGGTACGCCGTGAGCCGTGAGCCGCTGCAAGCCTGGGCGCTGGATACCCTGGGGCCGTTGTTCCCGTCGGTAGAGTTCGACGTCGTGACGGGCGACCGCCTGCAATCTGACGGCGTAGCGGTCAAACTGACTTCACGGGCAGAGCCTAGCGCGCTGGTGTTCCCTGGCCGAACTGCCGCCCGTGATGGGATCCTTGCCTACGTCATAAGCCGACTGGATGAGGTGTACCCCGGCTTATAGTCTTCCCCCTTCTCCCCGCAATACTGCCCGGCCTTGTGCCGGGCTTTCTCGTTTCTAAATCCCATCCCAACGTGTGACCGCTGCGATCCCTTGCGCCTGGCGGTAGTCGTGATCATGGTCTGTCCCTCTGTCCTGGGCGTGGAACGTGCAAAGGCCTATCAGGTTCTCGGGGTCTGGCTGGCGGCCGTAGTCTATGCGCCGCACCTGGACGCCGTGAGGGTGGCCACAGTACGCACACCGCCAGCCCTGGCCATCTAGTACCCGCCGCACGTCAGACGCCGCCACAAGGCCGCCCGCGTCCCTCAACCTACCCGCCACAGTGGCCACCTTGCGGGCCGTCCACGGCTTAGCAGGCACACCCCACGCCAGGAGGCGGGCCACGTCTGCCAGGTGCTGGGCCAGGCGCTGGGCGCGGGCCTGGTGGCGGGCCTGCCGTTGTTCCCTGGTGCGCTTCTTCTTGTTCTTCTGGTAGTAGCGCGCCTGGGCAGCCTTGCGCCGTAGCCGTGCTACCTGGTCCGGCCCTTTGCTGGCCAGGAGGGGGACCGATACCGCGCCCGACTTCATGGCGGCAATCAGGGCGATCAGGGTCTGGGGTTGTGTGTCCGCCCAACGGCGCAACGTCTCGGGCCGGTGGCCGTATGTCTGGATCAGTTGGTACACCGTGACCCCGTGGGCCGTGGTGATCGCTTGTAGCGTGGTGTGTTTGGGCATGTGTCAGGCCTTGAGTTAGATAGAGATGCGGTGATCCCTAGTCTATCAGATGGGGGGTGATACATGCGAGGCAATCG